CAAATATGCCTGTATATAAAGCAAATGGGAGAACTTACAACATTCCCGATGAAAAGATAGACGCATTCGAGAAGCGATACCCGAATGCAGAGGTCGAGATATACGACAATGACGGTGCTGCATATTCACTGCCTATATCGAAGCGTGGCAACTTTCAGAAGAAGTTTGACAAGTGGAGTTATACCAAGCCAGAGAGCAGCGCACAAGCAGCACAGGAGGGAACTCCCGTTGTCGCAGAACAACCTGCCGCCGAAGAATCGGTTGCGCCTCTGCCTGCAACAGCAGAAGAACCGAAGTGGCAGCCTACCGAGCAGGAGAAGATGCAGATGTCTCACGACCTCGACAGGATGATGCAGGGCGTGAAACGAGGTGAAGCGGAGTTCAACGAACGTATGGACAATATGCGTGAGTATGGCTTCGGTATGGGGCAGACCGTCGAGGGCAAGATGCACCTCAACCCGAGAAACGGAAAACTCGAAAAGACATACATCACTCCTGCTGGAAACCGCTATTTCAGCAAAGGTATGGCAGATATGGAGAGCCGTCAGTACAGACAGGCTGCTGATATGTCAGTCAGCGGTCAATTGCGCAAGGCTCACCGGAGATTGGAGGAACTGAAAGCCAAAGAGCAGGAACGGGCAAGCGAGGTGTTGGATGAGACAAACAAGTTCAATGAAGAAAAACTCACTCCTCTCGGTCGTGCTCTTATCGGTGGACAGATGCACACTGGGATGCAGATGGGCGATAAAGAGAAAGGTGCTTTGCGTGTTGCAATCCGAGAAACAGAGGAACTTATCAAGAACCTTGAGGAGCAGAGAGACCGTGAGAACGGTAAGGACGTAGGATTTTGGCGTGGCTTCGGTCGTACAATGGGAGACTTCCGGACTTGGGACTTCGGTATGAACGATATGATGGACGCAATGACTATGGCCAATGCGGACCAACTCAAAGGAGAGGACGCCACAGAGGGCGAGAAAGCAGCCTACAATGATATGATGTCCGCTATCTTAGAGAAGCAGCAAGCAGACGAACAGTATGGCGGAAATGCAAGTTTTTGGAATCGTGCCGGTGTAATGACAGGCTATATGCCGTCCTTTATGATTGACTTCCTCGCTACCGGTGGAGGCTTCGAGGGTATCAATGTCCTATCGAAAGCCGGTGCAAAGGGTGCTGTAAAGGCTGTAGGCAAGGAAGTGGCAGAGGACATTGCCAAACAGGGCGTGAAATCCTATATCAAGAACAACGGAGTGAAAGGTTTGGGACAGGTTGCCACCAATTGGACCATTAAGGCACTCGGCACAACCGCAGATGACTTGTTCCTGCGTGCTCCCCTTATGACGAACACCGTGCAGGCAGGCAAGACCGCTGCCGACATCATAGACCGAAAACTCGGTGATGTAGTTGTTGATGAGGACGGAAACTATGACTTCTCGAATGACAAGACTTGGGGAAGTGCCATTTGGCAGGGAGAAGCTAATTCTATCATCGAGGACTTTTCTGAAATGTTCGGAACGCACCTTGACCCGGTCGTCTCCCTCGGCAATATGAGCAAACTCGCCAACGCATTCGGTGCAAAACGCCTTGGTGCAGTGTTGGCAAAGGCTGATGCGGGAGCATTGAAAGGCATAATGGGACAGACACAGCAGCTTTTTAACAAAATGGGTGTCAGTGATTATGTCGGTGAGGTGGCAGAGGAATACTACGGGCAGTTGTGGCGCACAATGCTCAATCTTGATGATGCCTACCAACAGAACCCGGACGGAACTCGTACCAATCTTCTTGCAACGGGTCAGTTCCACGGTGATATTTGGGGAGGTATGGCTCTTTCTATGGGTCTTATGGGTGTAGGTAAGCACGCTATCAACGCTGCCCAATATGCTTCATTGAAGCACGGTGTAAACAAAGCTGACGCAAATGCCCGTGAAGTATTCGGTGCTGAATTATGGGAGCCGTTGAGGGAGACAATAGATCTCACCACCAACGAGAATATTGGTGCTGTGGCTGAATCAATTGTGAATGACAAGGATATGACCGATGCGGAGAAAGAAGCTGCACTCGGCTATATGGAACGCTCCCTGTATATGCGTGGCTTCAACCTCGGCACTATGGTCAATTCAAGAGATGAGGAACAGGACGAGGAAGAACAACTTCTGAATGAGAGTTACCTTGACGGATACAACTCAACCGGCTCGCAGGAGATGAACGATGCCAAGAATATGCTTGACTATCAGCTTCAGCAACTCTCTGAGTTCACTACAGATGTCTTTATTGAGAATGTTAATGCCGACCCTATCGGGACATTGGAGACATTGACACATCTTGATGGTTGGACTGATGAAGAGAAAGCAAAAGTCTATGACTACCTCAACGCCAAGCAGGTGTATGACGGTATGATACAGCGTGTCCGTGATGATATTGATGGCAGGATTGACCAGAGCAACGCAATGATTTCCTCTCGTGCCAACCGCGCTACCGGTATGATACAAGGCGCAACGATGAAACAGGACGATAGAAAGGTCTATGTTATCTCCGGTAACCTTGTACCATACGAGGACGGCACAGGAGTCGACATCCATTCCTCTGATGAGAGTATCATCGTCCGTGATGCGGAGACAGGCGCACTTGAACAGGTGTCGCCCGAAGCCGTATTGTCTATTGATGAACCGCAGGACCCGATAGAACAGCAGCAGTTAGCTGCCGATGCCATACGCTTGCAGTTTGCACAGGAAGCAGCCGACAAGATAGACGGTGTTGCTTCTTTCAATCCCGGAGACACCTACACCATATCCGATGAAGCCGGTAATCAGACACAGGTTCAGATTGCAGCCGATGAGAATGGAATAGTGGACAATGGGGACGGCACGGTGAATGTTACTGACGGTGTGAATGTCGTTTCGATGCCTAAAGATGCCATACAGCAGTCCGTAGATGAGCAGAACCTTGCCCGATTGGCAGAGTTCGAGCAGCAGAGAACCGTTGAGGAACTTGAACGCAGGCAGGCTGCGGAAGAAGCTGCCAAACCGCATTATGCGATGAACGACCTTGTAACCCTCCGTGACGAGAACGGTAACAACGTGCGTGGAAACATCACCGCTGATGCAGATGCGGACGGAAGATATGAGGTTTTTACCGAGTATACTGTAAACGGCAAACGTGTGAACCTGTTTACAACTGACGAACTTAACAATATGATTGTTGAGCATAATGGTCAGATTATAGCGCCAATCGCACAAAATACAGGCGAAATCGCACAGAACCCTGCCAAAATTGAACAACCACAGGTGTCTGCATTCGAGCGCATTCCGAAAGATGAGCAGGGAAATCCTATCTACGAACAGGCTGAAACTCCCGACCTCGCTTGGGATGCCATAGTTGAGCAGACAGATGGCGATGAAGCAATGGCGCAGACCGTAGCGGACGGAATGGTTTCCGACAAGGAAGCAGCCTTGAAAAAGGTGGAGAAAGCCAAATCCAAAGGCGGAGCGACCATTGCGGAGAAGATTGCAGCCGAGAAAGAACGTAAGGCAGCCATAGAAGAAGCAGAGGCTAATCTTGCCGTTTGGAAGCAGATTGCGCAGACCGCAAGGCGCAGGAAAGATGCAGAGGAGTCCGAAAGGAGACGAATTGCAGAGAAACAGGCAGCCATACGCAAGGCAGAGGAAGAAAAACTCCGTGCAGAGCGAGAGGAAGCCGAGCGCATCAAGCGTGAAGCCTTGAATGGTGTGCCGGACATCTCCGATGATACACCGCAGGACGCACGAGCAAGAGGTTACAGGAGAGTAAGCGGTCATAAGGTGGATAGACAAGAACCTATAGCACACCTGCAGGGCAATGATGTAGCCGTTAAATTCAGCGATGATGTCATTATTCCCGGGCGTGTCGCTGTCATTGAAGCGGAAACCTTGCAGCCGAGCCACATCCAAGGCACGAGAAATCCTGCACACTTCATTGATGAAGCGCAGCCTAAAGAGCGAAACGATGAAGCCAGTGTATTATCTGCCCGTAAGATTGCCAGGAACATCCGTCCCGAAGAAATCACATCCTCAATTACGGCATATACCGGTGCGCCTACCACAAATGCCCGTGGTGAAGTCATACAGGGCAACAACCGCAGTGATGCACTCCGTTTGATATGGGAGGGCGATAAAGAGCAGTCAGCCATATACAAGCAGTACCTTATGGACCACGCTGCGGACTTCGGTCTGAATGCCGATGAGATTTCAGCGATGAATCATCCTGTACTCGTCAATATGCTTAATGTGGACGATGCAAACGCCATTACCCTCGGTCAGTTTGTTGCGCAGGACACCGAAAGCGGTGGTACAGAGCGTATCAAGCCGAAGAATGCCGTGCAGAAAATGGGATCCGATATGCACACATTCGCCAATATGCTTCTCGCTTCTTCTGATGATGAGACCTCTTTTGCCGGACTTGTGGACAGGAATGGCGATGAAGTGTTGGCGTGGATGAACAGGCGTGGCTTCATCACTCCTACGCAGTACAAAAGCGCATTTGACAGCAAGGGAGGTATCACAGCCGAAGCGAAGAACGATTTGAAAGGTATAATGTATCAGAGCATATTCACAGGCGGCAACATCCGACTCGAAGAAATGTTCAATGCTATGCCGGCCAAAGCGCAGCGTGCTATCCTTGCCACCGCATTCAGAGACTATGACAGTCCGAACGCAGAGCGAATGGTGAAGGAAATTCAGAACTCTATCAGAGCATACAACGCATTGTCGCAGGATGAAGCCTTTGCCAACGCCAAGAATTGGAAAGAAGCTCGTTTTGCCGTTGAATCGTGGAAAATGCAGTATGCAATGGACGATGTTACCGGGGATAGTTATCTCCCTGCCGATGAATTCAGTAACTTTGCCCTGCATTTGGCAACGATGTATAAAGGCGAAAGTCAGAGCTTTATACAATCAACATTCAACCACCTGTATGACCTCATTCAAGGCACACAGGAAGAAACCCTGTTCGAGAAGCCGGACAACACTCCGAGAACATTCGCACAGGCTATTTTAGAAACATTAAATTTTGAATATGATGGACAACAGCGAAGCAATGTATTGGTTGGCGATAGTACAGCAGGCCAAGAGAGGGAACAAGGAAGCACTGGAACTCCTGCGACAGGAGAACGAGTTGAGGGTGGAGAACAACCTACCGATAGTGCAGGAGGAACTGAAAACGAAAGCGGAAGCGGTGAAGTAAGAGAAAATTTCTCTCCGTCTCTGCTTGATGTAGTAAAGACGCTCTACACAAAGGGCAAAGATGTAGCGTCAAAGCTATTTAGTATGAAATTCTTCGAGGTTGGAAATACCCCGAAATTTATGCAAGACCTCGGTCTGAGAGGAGATAAATTCACTATCAAGTATGGCGTTATTGCCCGCCATATAGGAAAAGACAATTCTCACGCATTGACAGAAAGTGATTGGGAGCAACTTCCTAATGCACTTCAATCACCTTTTGCCATAGCCAAACTTACCGACAAGGAGAATGCGTACAGACTTTACACCACTCTGCAGACGCAACGCGGTGAGTTTGTCGTTGTGGGCGTAGATGTAAAAAATGCAGGTAAGGAAATTGAAGTCAATTCAATATCTACCGTGTTCGGTCGCAGGAATAATGCTAATCTTCCGAATAATGAAGAAGTGATATACGAGAGTAAAGAAATAACTCCTGAACAATCGGCACTTCTCAAGCGACCCAATTTCGCTCAATATCCGACTGAAAAGGAGTTATCTACTGACAAAGGTAGTCAATTATCTCTGAATGGCAATGAATTAAGAGAAAAAATCGCAAAGGAAGAAAGCAAGGTCAATACAAACCCAAGCGATGCTCAGAAAGAAGCAGGAAACTACAAAAAGGGACACGTCCAAGTCGGTTCTTTCGATGTCACGATAGAGAATCCGAAAGGCTCTGTCCGTAGTGGTGTCGATGCACAGGGTAACAGGTGGGAGAATGAAATGCACAACACCTACGGATACATCCGTGGCACAGAGGGCGTGGACGGAGACCACATTGACGTATTCCTCTCTGACAACATAGACGAGTGGAATGGTGCTCGTGTGTTCATCATAGACCAATACAACCAGGACGGCACGTTTGACGAACATAAGGTGATGTTAGGCTTCAACGATGAGGAAGAAGCCGAAGCCGCCTATTTGAGCAACTATGACGATGAATGGGCGTCCGGTCGCAGAATTGACGGTTCTTCAGTTCTCTTGGAGGACTTCGAGAAGTGGATTAACAGCAGCCATAGAAAGACCAAGCCTTTTGCAGAATACAAGAGTGTCAAGAATGTTGAAACCTCAACTGTAATCCCTAACACAGAAGCCGGATATACTGTTGAGCCGGCACAATACACCACCAAGCGTGGCAAAGTGTTGGATATGCAGCTCGTGAAATTCTCCCGTGAACTGAAAAAGGATGAACTACGCAGCGCAAAAGAACTCGCAAAGGGTCTGAAAGGCTGGTATGACAGCAAGCAGACCGGATTTATGATGCGTAGCGAAGAAGATGCGCAGCAACTCGTGGATGCTGTTATGGATGAAAGTGGAGAGACCCTTTCGGATATAGCTCCGATTTCATTGCAGGATGTTCGCAAGGTCAATGAGGACAGCATTCCTGCTGGTCCTGCCGTCAAGGAAGAAGAAAAGCCGGCAGAGGTTTCCGTTCCTGTTGAAACCGAGATACCAAAAAATGAGGGAGCATTCGGTCTTGTCAGCGATGATAGAATGGCTGAACTGAAAGAGAGACTGCGCAACAAGTTGGGCGGTCAGCTCAATATGGGCATTGACCCAGAAATCCTTGCTATCGGTATGGAACTCGCAGTAGGACATATTGACCGAGGTATCAAGACCTTTGCGGACTTCTCCAAAAAAATGATTGCGGACTTGGGCGATATTATCCGTCCGTACCTCAAAGCATTCTACAATGGCGCACGAGACCTGCCGGAAGTTATAGAGAACGGACTTTCTGCCGAAATGACACCATACGATGAGGTGAGCCGGTTCGATGTAGCTAACTTCGACAAAAATAGCACCGACCCGTTTGCCACCGCTGAAATGGTTGTCTCCGAACAGGAGAAGATGCAGCAGGCAGACGAAGCCAAGAAAGACATTATAAACAAACGAAATACAGAAAGGAGAAAAGAGAAAAAACTTTCCGAAAGTAATGCGGAAAAGAAATCGTCCATTCCTTTCAAGGTTGGCGACAAGGTGATGTATAAGGGCGAGGAAGCCACCATATACGACATTGACAATGGCAGACCTGTACTTGATACGGGATCAGCACCTGTAATGTATGAAATGGCAGAATGGACGGATTTGTCTCCTGTAACGCAAGCTACTGAAAATAAACAGCCAAAGAATTCAACTAAAAAGAAAAAATCCGTATCTTCGCATACAGAAGTGGCTGACTTATTCAGTAGTCTGTTCAATGAAGAAACATTAAACTCTAAAGACAACGAAAATGGATTACAACGAAATGATGCAGTTCGCTCCGAAGGACTGTCAGCCGACGGTGGTAAACACGCAGAAAGACTATCAGAAGGCTCTGAGAAAGATAGCGGAAGCGAACCACAAGAAGGAAGCGGACTTAACGCCGGAAGAAAAGGAACAGGCGTTGAGACAGATAGGTCTGTGCGACCTCGACTTTCAGACACCGTAGAAGAATTCGCTCCGTCAGAGCACAAGAACTCTCACAACAATCATTCAGAACGAGGTGAGAACCACGCTCCGACCTCGGTAGATGCACGAATTGAAGCCAATATCAAGGCTATTGAGTTGGCTCAACAACTTATTGACAGTGGTGAACAGGCAACTGAGAAACAGATGCAGGTACTCCGCAAGTTCAGCGGTTGGGGTGGTCTCGGCAAGGCTTTCAGCGACAGCCTGTATTCTGCGCAGTTGCAGAATATCTTAGGAGCAGAAGCCTATCAAGATGCCGTAATGAGTGCCAATAGTGCGTACTACACACCTGCTTATGTCGTAGATACACTTTGGGATATTGCAGAGCAATTGGGATTCAAGGGTGGAAACATTCTTGAGGGTTCTGCCGGTATCGGCAATATCTTGGGACAAATGCCTGCCAATATCAGCGAGCGAAGCGACATTCACGCTATCGAGATTGACGGCACATCCGGCAATATCCTTTCGCTCCTATATCCAGACGCAAAAGTGGATATACAGGGATTTGAGCAGACACGCATCCCTAACGGGAGTGTGGACTTGGCAATTACCAATGTTCCTTTCGTTACAGGTCTGCGAGTGAATGATACCACCGGTGACAAGGACCTCTCGAAGAAATTCCACAACATCCACGATTTCTGCATTGCCAAGAACGTGCGCAAACTGCGTGAGGGCGGTTTGGGCATCTTCATCACATCCAACGGAACACTTGACAACAGCAAGCAACTCCGTGATTGGATTATCAGCGAGGGCGGTGCGGACTTCATCGGTGCGTTCCGTATGAACAACAAGACATTCGGAGGAACAGGCGTAACTTCCGACATCATCGTCATACGCAAGCGTGTGAACGGCAGGAAATCATCCAATGCCATTGATGTAAGCACCATTGCCGGTGAGCGTTCGGTGGAATACGATACAGGCGATACTCGCAAGGTAAAAGGTCAGACTGTTCCCGTCATCAAGCATCTTGCTATGGATTACAACCGATATTTCGTGGAGCATCCCGAAAATATGGCAGGTGTAATGCAGTTCGCATTCGAGCAGGGAGATACATTCCGACCTACCGCCAAAGGTCTCTATCCGGAAAAAGGAAAAAACCAAGAGCGAATGCTTGCTGATTTCGTTTCTTCTTTCAAGGAGGAAAGCGATACGCCAGCCGTATCTGATGAGACCAACAAGGCAGGAAACGAGTATGTATCGGACGAGTCAGCAAACGACAGGAAACTCGGAGAACTGTATGTAAAGGACGGCAAACTTGTCGTTGCAGGTATCGGTGGCTACTCCCCTCTTGCCGTGAATGACAATAAGGTCAAGGGACACACGAAAGTGGAGTGCTTCAAAGCATACGCAGCAATCAAGGATGCGCTTGCAGAAGTACTCAAATATCAGACAGAGAACGAAAGTGATAGCGGATTGAAGCCTTTGCTTGCCAAACTCAACAAGTCTTACGATGATTTTGTCTCCACCTACGGACATTTCAATAAGAACACCGCCATTTCTTTCCTCCACAATGATGTGGATTATGCAAACGTATTTTCTCTTGAAAAATATGAGGAGACCGGAGACAAGTCCGGCAAGCGTGTTCAGAAGTTCGGCAAAGCCGATGTTTTCAGTCAGCGAGTAGTCGAAAAAGAGAAAGAGCCTAATCCGACAAATGTAAAGGACGGTATCATCGCAAGTGTGTTCAAGTTCGGGCGCATTGATGTTCCATACATTGCAAATCAACTCGGCAGGAGCGTTGAGGACGTAAAGAAAGAAATCATCTCAAACGGATACGGATTTGAGGACCCGACAACAAAGCAAATGGAATTGTCCTATCAGTATCTTAGCGGAAATGTCCGTGAGAAGTTGCGCCAGGCAGAAGCGAATAACGACAATGGAGAGTATGACGGCAATATCAAGGCATTGCAGAAAGTTATCCCTATGGATATTCCTGCACACTTGATTGACTTTACCCTCGGTTCATCTTGGATTACTCCTAAACTCTACGAGGACTATATCAAGGATAGGACCGACATAGATGTTAAACTGACTGCGGCCGGTGGCTCTTGGTTTATGGATACCCCCTACTACGTCAATAACGAGAAGAACCGCTCAATGGGCGTATATAGTGAGGTTCTCCATACTACTGTATTAGGTCATACTCTTATCGAAGCAGCCATACAGAACAAGACCATAACTGTATCCCGTACTTCAAAGAAATTGGACGGCTCTACCGAAACCATTACCGACAAGGATGCGACACAGGCTTGCGCTGCGAAGATTGACGAGATAAGGCAGGACTTCAAGGATTGGGCTAGACAGAAGATGCAGAACGATTCCGAGATGTCCGATGAAATGGAGCGCATCTATAACGACACATTCAACAACTATGTGCCTATGAGCATCCCGGACGAGTTCGTTCCGGAATACTTCGGTGGTGCTTCCCACAAGTTCAAGATGCGCCCTCATCAAGGCAGAGCCATTGTAAGAGGAACTATGCAACCTCTCCTGCTCGCCCACGAGGTAGGAACGGGAAAGACATTCACGCTAATTTCCACCGCTATGGAGATGCGCAGGCTCGGTACTGCCCGTAAGCCTATGATTGTTGTACAAAATGCAACAGTCGGTCAGTTCGTGGCAAGTGCAAAGGAACTCTACCCAAATGCCAAGATACTGACACTCGAAGAAGCCGACCGCACCGCAGACGGCAGAAAGAACTTCTACGCCAAAATCAGACACAACGATTGGGATATGATTGTCGTACCTCAATCCACGTTCGAGTTTATCCCGGACAGTGAGGAAAGGCAGATGCAATTCGTGCAGGACAAAATCGAAGAGAAGAAAGCCGTTCTTGAAAATATGCAGGATGCCGACCCTCGTGGAGAGAGTATGATTACCAGACAGGCTAAAAAGGAAATCTCCGACTTGGAAGCGCAACTCGCAGAGTTGAGTGAATCCGCATCGAAGAAGCGCAGCGCATCGGCAGAAAAGAAGCGTGCCGTAACTTTGCAGAATGCAGAGGTGAAGGCTCTTGAAATGCTCGACCGCCGTACTGACGATGTGGAGAACTTTGACGATATGGGCATTGATGCCCTGCTCATTGATGAAGCGCACGAGTACAAGCACCTCGGATTCGCCACCGCTATGCAGCGTGGTGTAAAGGGGGTGGATTCATCATACAGCAAGAAGTCGCAGGGCGTATATCTGAAAACTCAGGCTGTGTTAGAGAACAACAACGGTAGGAACGTGATTTTTGCTACCGGTACTCCTATCAGCAATACGGCAGCGGAGATTTGGACATTTATGCGCTACCTTATGCCGGCTGATACGATGAAAGAGTACGGTATCTACTACTTTGATGATTTCGTGCGCAACTTCGGTAACATTCAGCAGATGCTGGAGTTCAACACAAACGGAAAATTCAAAGAGAGCAACCGCTTTGCCGGATATGTCAATCTTCCGGAGTTGGTGCGTATATGGTCCGGTATATCGGATACTGTCCTTACAAAAGAAGCCGGAGGTGTAAATGACAAGATACCCGACATTGAGGGTGGAAAGGCACAAGACCTTTATCTTCCGCAGACTAAAGCCTTACGCAGTATTATGAAGTTTGTCAAGAGCGAACTTCAGCGATACGAGCAGATGAGCGGCAGGGAGAAGAAAGAGAACAGCCATATTCCTTTAACGATGTACGGAATAGCCAAATCCGCAGCCGTTGATGCCCGACTTGTCTCCGATGCTGAGGATGACCCTAACAGCAAAACCAATGAAGCTGTGCGCCAAACCCTGCGCTCTCTGAAAGAGACCGCTTCATACAAGGGTACGGTCGCTATCTTCTCTGATAACTATCAGAATAAGGAGACCGGTTTCAACTTGTATGATGACATCAGAAACAAGCTGATTGCACAGGGTGTTCCTGATGATGAGGTTGTGGTTATCCGTCCGGGTATGACCGTGAAGAAAAAACTTGAAATCTTCGACAAGGTAAACCGTGGAGAAATCCGTGTCGTTCTCGGCTCTACCTATACCCTCGGTACAGGAGTGAACATCCAAGAGAGACTGCACACCCTTATTCACCTCGATGCGCCTAACCGTCCTATGGACTATACACAGCGCAACGGACGTATCTTGAGACAGGGCAACCTGCACAAGACAATGGGCAAGCCGGTACGCATCCTGCGCTTCGGTGTAGAGGATAGCCTTGATGTGACCGCCTATCAACGTCTGAAAACAAAGGGTGCTATTGCTGACAGCATTATGAATGGCAAGCAGATGATGGCCAATAATATGACCAACCGTGTGCTTGAAGAGGAAGAAGATGTATTTGGAGATACCGTTGCGCAGCTCTCCGGTAGCGAGTATGCAATGCTGAAGAACAATGCAGAGAAGAATGTCCGCAAGTTCGAGAGCCGTAAGAAGCAATGGGAATCCGACCAGACTTACATTCATAACGCCAAGCCGAAATTCAAGGCACAGATAGCCGAGGCGGAGAAGCGTGCGGAGACAAACCGCAAGTTCCTGCAGGCGGTTGAGCAGGCGTTCCCCGATGGGAAGTTCGACAGCATCACCGCAGGAAAGCAAACATTCACAACGGTTGAGGAAATGGCCGACTTTTTCAAGGAGCATAACAAGGTTATTCTCGACAAGATGAAGCAGATGAAAGATGGTGGCGATGATAGCCATACCCGTGAACTTACCGTGAAAATAGGAGACTACTCTTTCAAGGTTCGCACCGTTTTGAAAAAGGACATCGGCAGAAACGGAGGGCAGTTGTTCTCTGAGGTTCACCGTCAAATGACCTATTCTTGTCCGGAACTTGGCTTGGAGGATGTTCCTGTATATCAGAACCTGCTTCGCAATGCCATTGACGATATAGTTCAGAATGTAATTACAGGAAATAACTATGCGGAGCGTGTGGAAAAGGCTGAAACCGATGTCAAGCACTACCAATCTGAACTAAAGCAGGTGGAATCCCGTGAGGGCGTTCCTTTCGAGTATGCTTCGGAATTGGCGCAGGCTCGCAATCAGTATGCAGAGTATTCCGAACTGATGAAAAAGGAAATGGAGGAAAAAGAAGCCAAGTATGCTGAAATGGACAAAGATGTAGAAGCAGCTTCCGACATTTCCACTTCCGAAGAAGATGATGACGATTTGATGAGAGATAGCGATACTATGTACCGCATCCGTGAAAGTGCTGCACCGAAAAAGACCGGCATAGGCTATAAGGTATTTGTCTTGAAGAACGGTAAACTGTATCCGCCTATGGTTGCCAATCCTAATGGTGCTGCAACCCCTATAGGCGTATGGCTTGATGCTGATGCTGCTCCTATTGCCGGGCAGAGCAAGACCGGGCGCAATCAAGTTAAAGCCGGAGGTAAAGGCACGCAAGGAGGTAGCGGTAAACTTGCCTATCGTCCCGGTTGGCATTTGGGCGAAATACCATACGCATTGCAGTTCAACCGCATCAATCCAGAGACAGGCGAGAAAGAACTGTTCCCTGCCAATTTCGTTTGGGCAGAGGTAGAGTATGCCAACGATAAGGACTATCAAGAGGAAGCAATGAGTTACGCAATAAATGCAAACGGCAAGTTCCAACATTCATTAGCAGGTCTTCCTCGCATCCCGGAAAACGGCTCTTACCGTTATCGTACCAATCCTAATCCAGAGACGGACCCGTGGATAATAACAGGAGCGATGAAAGTAAACCGCCTGCTTACCCCGTCAGAGGTTGATGCAATGGTAGAAGATGCAGGTCGCGAGCCTCAACAAAGGCAGGAGGGTGCTGTTTCCGATGAACAAATCAACTCCCTCAATGCCGAGGTTGAACGCATCAACAATGTCAGCCCTCGCAAACTACGCAAGAAAATGGCGGAGCGTGTAAAAGAATTGGCTTCCGCACTCCACCTTAATAATGTTGAGGTAGTAACAAGCACAGACGGATTGAAGCAGAATCAGAAGAAAGCAAAGGGCTTCTATACCAAGAGTACCGGCAAGATTACAATCGTAGTCCCTAACAACACGAGCCTTGCCGATGTGGAACAGACCCTGCTACACGAAGCGGTTGCCCACTACGGACTCCGCAAGTTGTTCGGCTCGCACTTCGATACGTTCCTCGATAATGTGTTCAACAATGCCGATGAAAGCATTAGACGCAAGATTGTGGACCTCTCTGCCAAGAATGGTTGGGATTTCCGCAAGGCTACAGAGGAATACCTTGCAGGACTTGCCGAGCACACCAACTTCGAGGAAGCGCAAAAGACAGGCTGGTGGCAAAGAATCAAGCAATTCTTTTCTGATATGCTCGATAAATTAGGCTTTTCTAATTTCAGAGAAGTTACTCTGTCTGACAATGAGCTCCGTTACGTCCTGTGGCGCAGTTACGAGAACTTGAAAGACGGCAATGGCATTTTCGGAGAAGCTGCTGATGTGTCTATGCAATATGAGTTGGGGGTTGGCGAATATGCCAACACCTCAACAGATGATGTCCTCAACAGGGATGGTGATCCCGAAATGCACGAGAGGGCTTTGGCGAGACATAAATATGAAATGCGTGTCAGAAATGGTATGTATCAGTCAAGAGAAGCCTTGCAGGACAGTATGCTCGGACTAAAGGAAGCAATGACAGCAATACTTGGTGATGATACTCGCATCGAAGATGTTGCAGGATTTGAAAACGCCTATTTGGGCGAGAATCGCCTTTCAAGTGTGAACAAGGCCGAAGCCGATGCCTTTGCACATCTGCTGTTCAAACCTATGCTTGATGAAGTCGCTGCACTTGCACCGACAGAAGCAGACCGGGAAGAACTTACGGATTATATGATGGCGAAGCACGGTCTTGAAAGAAACAGAGTGATGAGGTCAAATGATGTCGACAACGATAAAGCAGATGAGACCGACTATGCGGGTCTTACTTCCCTTACCGGACTTGATGATGTTGCGGATGCTGAAACAGAAGCACAGGCTATGGTTGACGAGTACGAGGATAACCACGATACAGAAGAATTGTGGAAAAAGGTAAATGCAGTGAGCGATGCCATACTTTCCAAATCATACGAATGCGGAATGATGAGCAAGGAGACATACGACAATGTTTCGGATATGTACGAGTTCTATATCCCTCTCCGTGGCTTTGATGAAAAGACAAGTGCCGAAGCATACGCCTACCTCACTCACAGCCAAAGCGCATTCAACGCTCCTATCAAGAAAGCAGAGGGCAGACGCTCAAAAGCAGATGACCCGTTTGCCAATCTTCAGTCAATGGCGGAGAGTGCAATCACACAGGGAAACAGGAACAAACTTGTGAAGCAGAAGTTCTTGAACTTCGTTCTCAACCATCCGAGCGACCTTGTGAGTGTAAGCGATTTGTGGTTGCAGCACGATGCTGTCACAAAACAATGGGTTCCTGTTTTTCCGGACAATATTGACATCCATGACAGCCCTGACGAGGTGGAACGCAAGATGAATGAGTTTGAGGAAAAGATGAAGCAACTTGCAGCATCCGACCCGAAGAGTTTCAAGCGTGGAAGAGATGCCGCCAATATCCCATATCGTGTTGTAGAGAGCAGGGATTTAAGACAGCACCAAGTTCTCGTGAAACGTAATGGTCGTGACTATGTGATTACCATAAACGGCAATCCGAGAGCTGCGCAGGCGTTGAACGGACAAACCAATCCGGACAATGACACCTCCGGTGCTATCGGTGCTTTGCTCCGTGCAGGGGAGAAGATAAACCGCCAGCTGAGTGCGTTCTATACGACCAAAAACCCGGACTTCATCGTGTCGAACTTTGTGCGAGATATGCTTTACACCAATTCTATGGTTTGGATAAAGGAAAGTCCGAACTATGCGCTGCGCTTTCACAGGAATGTGGCAAGGGTCAATCCTGTAATGCTGAAATCGTTGTTGGCAAAGCATAGAAAAGGCACTCTCGACAAGAGCAACCCTCTTGAAAATATGTTCGACCAATTTATGATGAATGGCGGAGAGACCGGATATGCCAATATCCGAGACATAGAACAGCATAAGAACGACATACGCAAGGAGTTGAAGAAAAGCAACGGACGAGTACCTGTACAACAAGCGTGGGATTGGCTTGCAGAACGGTTCGATGAATTGAACAGAGCGGTAGAGAACTGCGCCCGTTTCGCTGCATTCGTTACCTCACGAGAAATGGGTCGCACCATTGACCGAGCCATTTATGATGCCAAGGAGATAAGTGTAAACTTCAACAAGAAAGGCAGTGGAGCTAAATTCTACGATACCGCAGGACAGACAACGGCAGGAAATGCTTCCGCCATTGTCTCCGGTCTCGGTAGAAGTGGCTATGTTTTTTGGAATGCAGCCATTCAAGGCACAACGAACTTTGGACGGCAGTTCAAGAGACATCCTGCAAAGGCTCTAACAGGAGCAGCTGCTATGTTCATCCTCGGTGCTGTTGTCGCTTACTTGGGCGGTAGCGGTGATGATGGAGATGGAGATGATGATGACAAGAACGCATACTATAACCTGCCCGAATATGTAAGGCGTAGTAATATCCTGTTCAAAACCGGCAATCATTGGATTTCACTTCCGCTTCCTATCGAGTACCGAGCATTCTACGGTATGGGAGAACTTATGACATCTGTCTTTAGCGGAAAGGAACACCTCACAGGAGAAGAAATCGCTTCTTCCATTGCCGGACAGGTTACGCAGTTGCTTCCTCTCGACTTCTTGGAGGGTGGCGGAGGAGTGAACGCATTTGTACCGAGTGCTGCCAAACCTCTGTGGGAAGCCAATGTCGCTGAACAGAGTTGGACCGGTATGCCTCTGTATAAGAATTCACCTTACAACAAGGATATGCCAGAGTGGACGAAAGCCTACAAGAGCGCAAACAGGTATATTGTGAACTTGGCTGCTATCCTCAACGAAGCTACAGGCGGAGACCCATATACAAAGGGAGCAATCGATATCAACCCTGCAAAGGTCGAATACCTGCTCAACGGTTATTTCGGTGGTGTTTTCGGTACGATTGACAAAATGGTCAAGACCGGTGAAACAATCCTCGGAGACAGGGAGTATGACCCACGAAGCTTATTGTTGGTAAACCGACTTGTCAAGGCTGGAGACGAGCGCACCGAGTACAGGGCAGTGAACAATGAGTATTTCCGCTTGAAAGAGGAACACGACCGTGTTAAATCCCGTCTGAAACATTATGAGGAGGATACCGACAACGATGTGTTCGACTATGCAGAAAAGATTGATTTCCTCTACAATTCTCCCGAATACGAGCGTTACGAAATCTTCGAGGACTACCGCAGGGACATTGACGACCTGTACGATGAACTCAAGGATGTAGTGGACAACGAGGAAAGAAAGCAGGTGGAAGCCGAACTCAATGCACTCAAAAAAGAGATGATTGACGAGATGAACCAAACTCGCAAGCGTAAATAGTTAAACAAGATATGATTGTTTGGGGCGTTATATTTGCCCCAAGCAATCATAAAATAACAATGTATATATGGCGAAAACAGAAAAATTGTTGTCGATGAGCCGCATCGCACCTCGGCACGATGAATCGGAAAACATAGATTCCGTTGTCGCTTCAAAGCAGTTCAATAACCGCCGTGCATTCAACCTGCTTATGGAAGCGCAGCACTATTGGAATCAGATGGACGAGTTCCGGAAAGACCGTGAGCGCAACAAGCGTTATACCTACGGCAAGCAGTGGGACGATGTTATATGCGTTGACGGCAAGAGTATGACGGAGGAAGATTATATCAAGATGCAGGGCAATGTTCCTCTGAAGAACAACCTCATCAGGAGACTTGTGCGCAATGTGCTTGGCGTGTACCGCAGCCAAATGAAAGAGCCGACCTGTACAGCACGAGACAGGGACGAGCAGAAACTTGGCGAGACGATGAGTACAATCCTGCAATGCAATATGCAGCTTAACCGTATGAACAATATGTACGCTCGGACAATGGAGGAATTCCTTATCAGCGGTTTTATTGTGCATCGCAAATCATACGGTTGGCGCAACAACAAGGAAGATTGTTGGACTGACTATGTGCAGCCTAACAATTTCTTCATAGATAACAATATGAGGGATTTCCGTGGTTGGGATGTGTCCGTCCTCGGAGAGGTACACGACATTTCTTTCGGTCAGTTGTGCGAGCAGTTCGCCTCCACCCCGTATGAATATCAGCAGCTCAAAGAAATCTACCATTTGGCAGCCAACCGGGATTATATTGCTTCCTTTGCCGAGCGTTTCGGATACAGCCGATTGGAGAACTACGATTTCCTGTTTACGAGCGATCCCGGAAGATGCCGTGTTATTGAGCTGTGGAGAAAGGAACAGAAACCACGCTATCGTTGCCACGATTATCAGAATGGAGACATCTTCAAAATTGAAATCCAAGACTATCAGAGTGAAGTTGTTGCTGTAAATGAGGAACGTCTGCGTATGGCGAAAACCGTTGGTCTGCCGGAGGATGAAGTACCGTTGATTAAAGCCACTTGGTTTGTGGATGATTATTGGTATTTCTACTACCTTACCCCATTCGGACATATCCTGCGTGAGGGAGAGACCCCATACGAACACGGAAGCCACCCCTATGTATTCAAGGCATATCCTTTCATAGACGGAGAGATACATTCGTTTGTTGCTGATGTAATCGACCAACAGAGATACACCAACCGCTTGATAACCCTGTACGATTGGATTATGCGAGCAAGCGCAAAGGGTGTTCTTCTGATGCCGGAAGACTGCCTGCCGGACGGTGTGAGCATTGAGGATATTGCGGACAGCTGGACCGAGTTCAACGGAGTTATTGTATATAAGCCGAGCAAGAGCGGAGCGATACCGCATCAGGTGGCCAACAACTCAACAAACATCGGCATTACCGAGTTGCTCAACATTCAGTTGAAATTCTTCGAGGACATTTCCGGTGTAACAGGCGCATTGCAGGGCAAGCCGGGATTTTCGGGAGAAAGCGCAGCGCATTACAATCAGCAGACGGAGAATGCAACGAAATCGTTGCTTGACCTGTTGGAATGCTTCAGCGACTTTGTTACTGACGGAGCCTATAAGGATGTCAAGAATATGCAGCAGTTTTATGACAATAAGCGAGTATTCAATATTGCAGGCAAGAGTGGGGCACAAATCGAATACGACCCGAAGAAGATACGAGACGTTGAATTTGACTTGAGCATTACAGAAAGCACATCCACCCCTGCATACAGACACCTCGCCAATGACATTCTGATGCAGCTGTTCGGAGTAGGTGCTATCAGTGTAGAGCAGCTTCTTGAACACGGAGACTTCCCATTTGCCGATGAATTGTTACAGAGCATCAAATCGCAGAAAGAGCAGATTGAACAGGGACAGATACCGGAAGGCATTTCACCTCAACTAATGCAGAAAGTTCAGCAGGGTGCAAATATGGAATCCGTGAACAGGCTTTACAATGCGATGAAACAGCCTCGTGTCGCTGCATAAGTTTAACTGTTTAGATATGGTACTATGGATAAGAAAACAATTTGCATTGACTTCGATGGAGTAATTCACGACTACAGTCAAGGTTGGCAGGGAGAAGATGTATTCGGGCAGATGATACCGAATGCAGACACCGCCACACAGGTATTGAAGAAAAAGGGTTGGCAGATAATCATCTTCACGACCCGAAAGAAAACCAAGAAGTTGGAAGACTGGTTGCAGGAGCATAAGATTGCCTACGACCACATCAATGAGAACCCGGACCAGCCGGAACACTCAAGCGACAAAATCGTTGCGGATGTCTATCTTGATGATAGAGGTATCTGTTTCCGAGGTCGTTGGGATGAATGGCTCATACGAGAAATCCTCGATTTTGAGCCTTGGCAGGAGCAGGAAAAGAAACGAATGGAGAGCCTTGCCAACTTCAAGGACAATGAAGATGACATTTGGGCGAGAGGAAAGGAAAAGAGAATAAAACTTTGCGATTCCTGCTACTAATAAATAAGGACCAATAGATTGTATGTTTCTATTGGTCCTTTGTTTATTTCAATCGGTCTTTGGGAAAACCTACCGTTTTAGCCATTTCCTGTTCAGCATAGTCAATCAGTTTCTTCTGCTCCTCTATACCCTTGCGAATATTTTCCACTGCAATAGGGTCATTCGTCAGGGTTGCAATTCCGTCAATGCCCAGTTTCTTGTCGTATTTACTTTCCATTGCCATTCTTCCTTTTGCTATTCTTTGCCACAAACTCCATATACTGTCTGCATTTCATCTTAACCACCTCTTTCGGTAAAGCACCATTGCCATTGCGATATGGAGTACAATAGAAACATTCTCTCTCCAAGTCGTTCACGAACACTTTTGGCGACACATACCGCTTCTGCTTCAACTTGCGGAAGTTGAACCTATCCATAATGATAAGTTTACCGCTATTACCGTTAGGCATCACATAGTAACGCTCGCCTGTTTCCTTGTGTGCCTTGTCTGCTTGTCTAGCTGCTTCCTTGATACGGAGTGCAGCACGAAATCTCTTAAAGATGTTCATAATTGTAAAGATTAAATTGTTAATTATATTGTCGCTGCCGAAACAGCTCTCTTTTTTCTTACTACATACCTGCCTTGTCGAGGGACGAACTTAGGTATTTCCATTTCAAAGAAACAGATATGGAGACCTATTGCTCGAGTCATAAGCAAGTCATCGTGCTTTCCGGTAATCGCTCCGAATGCCCCGTTCTGCTTTTTCTCATAGCACAGGTATTCATCCAAGCACCTTGCATCACGTTCTACATAAAGTGACTCTCGTATTACCTTGATGAGCGTTGATATAATCATCGGCTTTGTTGCCACATTAGTGTGGAAGCCATACTTTAACGGCAAACCCTCTCGTATATCTTCCTCTGATTGCTTTCTTGCATACAGGTTCGGATAAATGTCCTTTATCTGATTGAGGATAAACTGCGATTGGTCTCCGTCCACCTCCCTCTCCTTGTCGTGTGTTTCGAGGGTATTGCTTTCTATCACAAGCAAGGAGTTATAGAAAGCCGCTATTCGTGCTGCTTTCCACGCAAGCAAGTCAATATCAATATGCCCGTACCATTGAGCGACCACAACAGGCTTTCCTCCCTCTGCCATAAAGAGACGGTCGAACACGACAATGACGGACCAGTCCGCCTTGTTTGACCGTCCTCCCACATCGACAACGGTCAGATATCGGTCTGTCACGATTTCCTCTCCGTCCTCCTCCGGCAATTCCCAAATGTGCAGTGAGCCTTGTTTGTCATCAACGAAGCGTAGGTTTTTCAAGGCATCCTTACCCTCGTCCGCATCAGCATATACCTCTCCGATGTATTTAGGTGGTTTGCAGGTAGGTTTCAGTTTCTCCACCTTGTATTTGTCGAATACCCTCGCTCCGGAGTGTACGAACGCCTCAACATCATCAGACGGAAACTCCGCAGCCATCAATCCGTGTTCCGTATATTTTGCACGCTCCTGTATGTACCAATTGATTGCTTCGAGCGTTGCGCCACGCTCCCACAGCCACCAAAGATATTTGCCACTTTCTTCACGGGTAGATGATACATTGTCGTTCTCCCTGTTGATGTACAGGAGTATTGCAAAATGTCTCTTTTCTTCTTCGCTGCCGAACTTGATGGAATACTGCTCGATGTCGAACCAAGAGACGAACATTGCTTCAAACTGCGACTTGCCGTTCTTCGCATCGTCATACTCCCTTTGGAAGAAGTTTCCTGTACCATTTGCCGTACTCTCATAGACAATCATCGTATAAGGACGGAGCAACACACCCGAACAGGCGGAGCGCACGATGTCCTCCGGTTTCCTTCCGTCAGTTACTTTCCAAAGTCCGACCTCCGACAGATGCACAAGGTTGTAGTCTCCACCACGGCAACTGTCCGGGCGTTCCGCAGTACCGATTTTTATCTTGCAGTTGCGTTGAGGTACACGATGAATACTGCCCGACTTACCGACACCGACCAATTTAGGCTCGTTCTCCGAATACGCTTCTCCCAATTTGTGGAGCATATCAACCGGGTAGGCCTTAATCATACGGTCGAACATATCCTTGATTTCGTCTGAACCTGCGCCTTGATGAGCGATGATAAGCGAGTTTAATCCGACTTTGAGGACCAACTGCAACCAAGCCATATAGATTTGTGAGGTCGTAGAACCGCCCCATTGTCGTGCTTTCAACAGGACGATTCGGATAGGCTTCCCAGCTTTCCTCAACCGCTCCAACCTTGCGACAAACCTGCGTTGAGGTCTTGTCAGACGAAACAGGACATCCTCTCCACCTCCCTTATTCTTGATATAGACATAGAATGCTGCCCAAAAGGCGAAGTCATACCGACAGCGCAGGCGGACGAACTGATGAATGATCTTCAGACGGTCTTCTACATATTCATACCCACCGTATAAGTCATTTGCATCTACCTTGTCATCATCCGGATGTTCTTCTTCCCATATCGCATTCAGTAGCGCATCAATAGAACCGTATTTTATGAGCTTCTTGACGAGAGGGACTTTCAGCATCTCTATAGGAAGATACTGCACCCTTATTGGGAAATCACTTATGACTACACGCTTCCTTTCTCCGATAGAGCCTTTTCCGCTTATCGGGTCGAACTTCGCATACACCTCGGCATTCCGCCTGGCATTATCGTCCAATATCTCCTGTATGATTTTATCATCTGCCATAGTGTCTGCTTTTTACAGGTTTGTTGAGCAGAGCCACGAGCAGCCCAGCAAGATAACAATACATGTGCAGCCACGCATTGGTATTCGGAAACAGGAAACCTACAACGAGGTAGAGAAGCATCCACCCTTGATAATACCACTTGCGGACCACCTCAAAAGATATAGAGCCGAATAGCACGAACACCACCGCAGATAGTCCGACTGTTGGAGAAGCCATATTGATGAATGAGCCTAAAGTATCAACGGGTACAGTTACGGCAATGACGTATGCCAACAGCATCCGCCAACAGAAAATGTCGTAGATGAACACCAACGACAAAAGACACCACGCATTGAGAACTGCGTGAAGTATATTAGCGTGGAAAAACGAATAGAGCAATCTGCCCTGCAGTCTGCATCCGGAATAAATTCCGACTTCGTTCCACTCCGGCGACACAAGTAACGGTAAAAGAACAACTACCGCACTTATCAGAAGAGCCGTAATCTTTTCCTTTTTTCTTTTATCCATTCGGGTCTCGCTTTGCATATAATCATTTTTGCGCTACCTGCCGTCAGATAAAATTTGGGAGCCGGTTGCTGCACGACAATAGAGCACAATTCGGATGTACTTAATGTCGGGTGCTTTCCCCTCAATTCAATAACCCTGCGATATATCTCCTCGTACATCTCCTTGCGCATTGGCCACATCGAATCCAAATCCGCTTCCCCTCGCATCATTGCCGACACGACCAATGCAGCACGAATGTCGCTAACCCAAAATCTTGATGCAGGCATATTGACAACCTTGTTGTACACATCTGGCATACGGATATAGTCGCACGTAGAAACATATTCCTCGTACGCTCTCATAAGGTCGTCTATGCGCTCCTTTGAGTACTCCATTAGTGCGCCTTTGTGTTTCATATATTGGTTATCTGTGTTCCAAAGTTAGTAATAAGAGCGTAAAAAGATAAACGTAAGAAGCGGTTTTTACTGTCTATTTTTGCGATTGGATAATAGTAAATTTTCAAATCATACAGATTATGCCTGCAACTACGGAAGTTAAGAGCAATCGCGACCGGTACTCGGAGCGATTGAAAGCAAAGTATCCTGACAAGGACTTTGCTGATGATGAGGCGTTATTTGGTCAGATTAACGATGATTACGACGGTTACGAGAAGGAGTTAGGCACTTACAGGGAGCGTGAGAAAGCTCTGTCCGACCTCTTTGCAAGCAATCCTCGTAGTGCTGCGTTTCTGACTGATTGGCGCAACGGAGAAGACCCAATCGTGGGACTTGTCAGAAAGTTTGGCGATGACTTCAAGGCAGCACTTGAAGACCCAGAAAAGGCAGAAGCACTTGCTGAAGCCAACAAGGAGTATGCGGAGCGTGTTGCCAAAGAGGACGAATTTGAGGAGCAGTATCAGAAGAACCTCGCTGAAACTCTCGTTACCATTGAGCAGATTCAGCAGGAGGAAAACCTTTCTGACGAGGACGTTGATAACGTAATGGAGTTCCTCATCAACATTATGAAAGACGGATTGCTCGGCAAGTTCTCTGCCGAAAGCATTCGTATGGCTATCAAAGCAATCAATCACGACCTCGATGTGCAGGAAGCCAGCCACGAGGGAGAGGTGAAAGGACGCAACGCCAAGATTGAGGAGAAATTGCGAAAGGGAGGAAAGAATGACGGAACAGCCAACCTCGCAGGCAAGAATGGCGGTGGCGGAAAGGCTCAGCCTATGCCGGACCTCGGAGCGATTGGACAGAACTATGGTTCAAAGAACATTTGGGAGCGTGGAGGCGAAAAGCGCAGACCCGTGAAATAACAATCAATTTTCATATTTACTCACAATTAAATTCAAAAGCAATGAAAAAAACAGCAAGTTTTTTGAGTCGCATTATGCTGATGATTTTGGCATTAGTGACAGGTGCTTCGAGCGGTGTTATGATGGCAGATGCCACGAACCTGCCCGATGCAGGTAAGACAGCAGCCGGTGCTGATGGTGGAGACGGTGGTACAGGTGGTATCGCAACCGAGTCGCAGGGGAGAGAGGACGGAGACCCAAATTTCTATCTGACCGATGTGGACAAGCGCATCGTGAAGATTCGCCCTATGGCTACCCCTATCGACCAGATAAGCCGATATGCGAAATCGAGCGAGACCAGTTCTTTCGAGGTGAAGTATTACAGCGTAGGTACAAGAGAAATCAAGTGCAGCACCAACAAGGCTGTAACAGCTATGACAAGCGGAGCAAGTGTATCTCTGCCGGTGGACGACCTAAATATGTTCACTTTGGACGATACTATCCGCGTAGTAGGTGTTAAGGCAATCACCAAATCTGACGGCACGAAGTGGACAGATGAGGATAGCAATGTTCCTGACTTGGTTCTATGCGTATGTGGCAAGGACAGCACTACCAACCTGCCTACCGTATATGCCGTAAACGGTAACATTGACACCTCAACGAAGCAGCCTATCCTCGTTCCTACAATTCCACAGGGTACTACACTCGTACGAATGGGCAAGGCTTGTGGTGAGTTGGATGTACAAACAGGACGTTTCAACAACATTCCTATGCCGGAGACGCAGTATTGTCAGAACTTTATGATACAGGTGGAGCAGTCCACATTCGACAAGATTGCGAAGAAGGAGGTTAATTGGAATTTCTCTGACATTGAGGAGGATGGTGTTTATGATATGCGTCTCGCTATGGAGAACACCTATCTATTCGGTGTTAAGCAGGTTATCAAGCACATCTCCAAGGACGGTATGCTCACTTGGTTCACCGGTGGTATTTGGTGGATGGCAGGTAAGGACATCGAGGTCGGAGAGTGGGATAACGAGAGGAAATGCGCTGTTATCACTGACGATAACCTCGTTGATATTACCAAAGACCTTTTTGTCGGAACAGGTATCGGCAACAAACGCAAGATTTTGTTCTGCGGCTCAGATTTGCTCTCCGCATTCTCTAAGATTAAGAGTGAGAAGTTCCGTCTGAAAGATACCGTTGAGGTTTGGAATCTTAAATTCAAGTCTTGGGACACCGACTTTGGCGAGGTACTCACCATTCATCACGAACTGTTCGATGTGAACGGTATGAGCGACTGCGGTTTCGCTATGGATCCGGAATATCTCTCCAAGAAAACACACGTTTCTTGGGCTCGCAATGTCCTTGACTTGCAGAAAGCCGGTATCCGTAGAACTGATGCGGTAGTTATTCAGGAGGTAAGTTGTCTGTATCTTCGTTATGCCAAGGCTCACGCCCGTATGCGACTTGCCAAAGCACCTGCATCCGAGGGAAAAGTTGCTGCATAACTCCAATCCGAGAGTGAATAAGAAAAATCTATAACCGGGGGATGGGATAACGGAATCCCACCCCTTTTTTAATTTCAAAATTATGATAATCAAAAAATACAAGGCGAATACCAACGTAAGTATCAACGTTGTGCTTCCGAGCAAGAAGAACTTGCACATCAGTTTTATCCCTTTGTCTGACGGAAGCAGCGTATTTCAGACAGACAACGAGGACATTCAGAGAGCCATTGAGAGCCACTACAATTTCGGCAGGCTGTTCCGTCTCGTAGGAACAAGCGGCGTGAAAGTACCTGCGAAGAAAGCTCCGGCAAAGGCAGCTTCGTCTGCACCTGCTCCAGAAGAGACAAAGCCTGCGGAGACCGAAGTACATACCGGAGAGGAACCCGTGCAGGAAGAAACCACGGAGACAGCCGAGGTAGAGACAGCTGCGGAGGAAGCAGCACCGGAAGAATCCGGAGAGGTTGAGGAATCAGCGGAAGAATCTGTCGAGGGAGAAGTGGCTGAAGAAAGCGGTGATACCGCTGCCGGAGATGATAGCGGATTGCGCAAAGTAACCGTTTCCGACATCGCAGCGGCCAAGGACTACCTTGCCGATACTATCGGTATCAGCAGAACATCTATGCGCAGCACCAAGTCAATCTTGCAAAAAGCTGCGGAAAACGGAATTGAGTTCGTTGGACTTTAATCAGATAGTCGTGTATGACAGTTTACAAACTTGACGACATTGCGAAAGATGTTCGCATTGCTCTTGACCAAAATATGGTCAGTGATGCGCTGACGGAAATCGGGGATGTGGACACCCTTTCAGTTGATGAAATTATCAAGTCGAAGATTTGTGAGGCGGTCAAGCGCATACACAGCGAAGCACCGCCTTATCTTCTTGACGGTGGTTACAACTTCGGGGATGCCGTCTATTGGAAAGACAAGGGATGCGGTTGGGTTCTTCTTCCAGAGGACTTTATGCGTTTCGTGGTTTTTGAAATGGACGATTGGGAACGACCTGTATTCTTCCCTATTAGCACGGACGATACCGAATACGACCTGCAATCCTCACGTTTCAAGGGGATAAGAGGAACAGCTCAGAAACCCGTCTGCGCCATATCCATACGTCCGGAGGGTCGTGTGTTGGAGTTCTACTCCTGCAAAAGCACGGATGCAATGGTAAGCCGTGCCGTTTATCTTCCTTATCCAAAAGTGGACTGTGACAGTGCTATTGAGATTTGTCGGCGATGTTACAATGCGGTTGTCTATACAACAGCATCATTAGTATTAACAACATTCGGAGATACGGAAAAGAGTTCCGTACTCAGCGAATTGGCAAAATCAGCTTTAATATGAGTGCAATCAAAACAACACAGGTAGATGGTGATGTTTCCGTTGGCCGTAATGTGGCGGTCGGTGGCAGCGCAACAGTACAGGGCAATGCCCATTTGAAAGGCAATGTCAAGGTTGAGGGTTGGCTTGATGCCAAGAACATAAAGGGAGCGAACAAAGGAATCTTCACCACTATTGAGAAACTGCGAGAAGCCTATCCGATGCCGCACGATGGCTGGTGGGCAATCGTGGGTAAGGCTCTCCCCGGACCTATCTATGTAGGAGACGGTGGAGAATGGGTTGCTACGGGCGAAGTAGGTGGTAACCCTACTATCGATAGCGAGCAGTACAACGAAGCGATGAACGAGGTGCAAAAAGATATTTCCGGCATAAAGCAGGACATCTCCAACATCAACGAGAAGAACAAGGCGCAGGATACCAACATCACGATGCAGGGCAATTCTATCAACATCCTGCAGGGACAGGTAACCGAAACGAAAGAGACGGCAGACAAAGCCGTAAACGATGCGCAGAAAGTAGCCGGAGACCTAAATACATTCAAGGGTACGAAAGGCAATCCAAACGGTATTGTTCCTCTGAATGCTAATGGGAAAATACCTGCACAATATATGCCGGCTTCTGTGGACGATGTGAAAGACTTTGACGGCTTTGTGGGGAATGTAACTATTCAGCAGACCAATATTGGCAAGAATGCCAAGGACGAGGGTTGCAAGGTGGTTTTCAATACGGCAACAAAGACTTTCATTCTCCTGTATGAGAGTGTATATTACAGCAATTGGGCAGATGCGGAGTTCTTTGGTACGAATACTCCGGACGGCATAGTACCTGCTGATGATAAAATATATGCAGATGCCACAACCAACAAGACCTACCGTTGGAGTGGTTCTAACCTTATCATCATCGGCTCCGATCTCGCCCTAGGATACACGAGCGAAACGGCATTTCCCGGCAACGCAGGAGCGCAGTTGCAGGAAGAAATGCAGGAAGCGCAGAAATCTATTCTTAAGCAGGGAAAAGAAAACCAATGGCAGGATAAGCAACTTGTATCACGTGGCGTTATCAACGTGAACGAACTTTTGGGATTGCAAGGCAAGGAACTCACGTTTTCTGTCGTGCTTGACAAGTGCGCCAACCACGATGACGTATCCGTAATTCAACGCCCAGGCATTGTGCTTACTTTCCTGTCGGCAAACGGTTGGCAGAGCAAGCAGTGGACAAATACGGCAGATTGGACGGTCGAAACCAATTGGACCGACTTTGGAGCGAACGGAGAGAGCATCGGAAACACTATCAATGTGAACGCACTCTGCGAGGATAAGGCGTATGCGTTGAGTACCGCAATCCAAGCAATCTTAGACCTTGAGAAAGAAAGCGGTTTCAAATACTTCAAGAGCGGTGTCGTACTAACATTCAAGACAGCCGATGTGGACACCAATGGTGCTCCTATTTGGTTGGCTTATCAGTTCACCCGTGAAGTGGCAGACATCAATCCTGCCGATGAAAAGCCGTGGGTTCCGTTTGGAAGCGGTGGAGGAGGAAAGATTGAAACCTCATCTAAGCCGGAAGAGGGAGGAGAAAACGCCTTCTCTACCGGAGGGGCATATGATATGGCGGAGAAATCAATCGGTGGCTTCGATGAGGAAAGCGATGAAAACTACATCTATTACAAGGCTGTGAACCTCAATGGAAAGCAGTTGCCGGATGTGGAAATCAAAATCCCTAAAAGCAGCGGTGGCGGTGGTTCGAGCGAGGATAGCACCCTGTCTATCTATTTCGAGGAAGCTGCGCCTACTGTCGCATTCGGTGGAGACATCAAGGTCAATGTCGCCCTGCGTAGTGTAAGTTATCCGGACGGCAACGAGGTTCTCGGAGTTATCCGCAACCTGTCCATCATTGACGCAAGTACCGGACTGACCCTGTATAGCGAGGATATGAACGTTGTCAGCTCTGCAAGTGCTACCGATTTCAAGTTTGAACTTGACTTCACGCCTTATTTCAGCAGCGCAGCAAGTAAGAGTTTCTACGTGCAGGCTACTGATGCTGACGGCAACACCAAGAAGAAAGCCATTACCATTATTGCAGTAGATGTTACCATAGAGCAACCTATGGCATTGCACTACACGAGCAGTACTGCTCTTGTCGTGGGTGGCTCGGCAAAGAGCATAGGACAGTTCTATAAGTTCCCTAACAACTCCTCGACTATCCTCTGCAAGGTTGAGATGTTCTATAATGGAGCGTGGAAAACACTCGGAGAATCTACTGTCAGCGACAGTTACACCAAGAGCATTTCTGTCAATCCGAGCAATGTGTTCGGTGGCGGGGAGAAACTTCTGCACGCTGCATACCCTGTCCGACTGTACGGTACTGAAATCAAATCCGGAGTAAAGGGCAACACCATTTACTCAACGATTATGTGCGTGGACCAAAACGACAGCACTCCTATTGTCGCAATCCGTTTCAATGACAAGAACAACGGTTCATTGAGACTGTATGACAACCTTACCGTTGAAGTGGCTGCATACACTCCAGGCAAGACCGAAACGTCTGTGGATGTCTATTACGGAGACGAGATAGCAACCTCTGTTGAGGCTATGATTGCCGAGACAATCACGGTAAACAAGCAGATACAGGGATACAATACTGACGGCAGCAAGACTATTACAGTACACGCACAGAGCGGAGCTGTATCCTCCAATCGGATTGAAGTGAAGGTTCTCGGCAGTGCTATAGGTGCTATCATCAAGGAGGGCGCACTGTTCGGCTATGACTTTGCCACACGGAACAACAGCGAGACTGACCACACTATCATCAACAATGGCGTGGAAATGGTCGTGAAAGGCTCGAATTGGTCAAGCAACGGTTTTGTTGATTTCCTCAACGAACGCTCCCTGCGCATAGCGGAGAACGTAACGGCAGAAATACCGTCTTACCGTCCGTTTGGTGCTGCATCCGTTGAGAGTACCACCGGATGCGCAATTCAGTTCGCCTTTGCTACCAAGAATATCAAGGATGCGGATGCAAAACTCATAGAATGCTATGATCCGGACAGCGGTGCAGGCTTCTATGTATGCGGAAACAGGGTCGCAATCAGTTGCAAGACCGGTCAGCCGTCATTGATTGAACGTTCGTTCAAGAACTCCGAGAAGCATACAATGGCAATTGTCGTTGAGCCATCCACCATTTATGTAACCCGTGGAGGCAGCAACTACTCCTGTATGAAACTCTATCTTGACGGAGAGGAAGTCGGCTGTATCGGTTACATCAGCAACAGTGGTGCAATCATCAGCAATCAGACAATCAAGTTCAACGGTACTGACGGAGACTTGTACCTGTACTATATGCTTGCATACGACAGCCATTATGAATGGGCGCAAGCCTTTCAGAACTACCTGTGCAAGTTGACCGATACCGATGCGATGATTAAGGAGTATGAAGCGGAGAACGTGCTTGACACTCAGAACCGCCCGACCCTCGAAGCACTTGCAGAAAAGGGTATCCCTTACTATGTCGTAGTGAACGACCAAGAGACTTTCGACTCGTTCGATGGAGACATCGACACGAGCAAGAAGTTCAACTGTACTCTGTACTACTATGACCCGAAGCGACCTTGGCGCAGCTTCAAGGCGGTCAATGTTCAGTGGCGTAGGCAGGGAACGACCTCGGCAAAACGACCTATAAAGAATGACCGCTTCTATCTTCAGAAGAATAAGGGTTGGCAGGTTACTCCTATCTATCCAGAATATACCCACGAAGAAGCGATTGACACCTACAATCTTATGAAGATTGGCTATGTGAGAGTTGGCGAGAGCACTATCCCTGTGAAGATTATCACAGTCAAGGTGGACTACTCCGACAGCTCGAATGCCAATGACTGCGGTGTATGCGATATGATGAACGCCACTTTCCGTGCGCTCGGAAGCAACTATATGACACCTGCACAGAGAGCCTTTGACGGCACGTGGAAGAAAGGTGATGTGTCGCTAACGGGATTGCAGATGAACCACTCCACCGCCAATCACCCGATTGCTGCTTTCCGTTCCACAATGGAGAGCCTTACTGATGCGTGGTTTCACGCAAAGGGCAATTGGAAAGAGGATAAGGGCGAGCAGGTAGCACTCGGATTCAAGGATACTCCCGGCTATAACAAAGGCTGTGTCAATTACGGAGACTTCATAGAGTATTTCGGAAAGAGGGATGAGAGCCTCGACCAACTCGAATCACGCTTCAAGAGCGATTCCACCACGGACAAGTCCAAACTCTATCTGCTTTCCCTCTATTGCGGGGAGAACTACCGCTTTATGGCATACGAGAGCGGACAATGGACACGTCAGAGCGGAGAGATGAAGCAGGTAAACGGGAAATGGCAGATTACCGGAAAGGTGCTGAACCCTGTAAGCGGTTATGAACTCCTTACATACGATGCAATGAACTGGTGGCAGGGCGTAAGCAGCATTGACGATATGATGAAGCCTACTACCGCTGAAGCATCGTGGGTAACGAAATTGAAACTCGGACAGGAGACCTATCCGATGTGGACACGTTACTTCGAGTGTATGATTGATGACGACCAATTGCAGATAGACTTGGCTATGGGTAGGAAAGTGCCTTACGACCTCTACCAAGTACTTGTGTTCTGCGACAGTTGCGACTACTCGAAAGAGGAACTTTCGGACACTTGGAAGGACATTTGGAAGACACAGATGTGGAAATTCATCAATCCGTACTCCCTCGTTTCATACTACATCTTTACCGACTACGAAGCCGCCGTGGACCAGCAGGCTAAGAATATGCAGCCTATGTGGTTCTTGGAGGACGGATGTAGCGTGAAAGACGGTGTATATAGCGGTGCGAACGGAATGGAAGCACGCAGGATGTACTGCAACAAGGTATATGACTGCGATACCTGCAACGGAAAAGATAATGACGGTGGACAGACCATTGACCCCGAAGTGGACCCAGGAGACCTGACGAGCAGCGCATACGCAGGACGAGGCAGTGTGCTTTGGAATGACATCCGAGGACAGCAGACTATGGATGTAGACCAAAATGGAAACACCCTGTCCCTGCTCGCCATTGCGGAGACAATGCGCTCGCTTCCGGACACGCTCGGTATCGGTGCAGGTCCGTTCTCCCCGAAAGGCGCACTTCACTTCTTCGTTGAGGAACGTATGAAGAAATGGCCAAAGGTGGTATCGTCCTTTGACGGAGAACGAAAGTATATCAAATACACCGGTTACAACGACCTTTATTTCTATGCTTTGCAGGGTCTTGGTCTTACCTCGCTTCCTGCGTTCATAGAACAGCGTTGGAGAATCCGAGACGGCTACTACCGTTGTGGAGACTTCAAGGCGGAGAGCGGTTATATCGGTGGTCGTATCGGTGCGAAAGAGAATGCTGTTATCCGTTTCAGAGCAGGCAAGACCGGCTACTTCGGCATCGGAAACGATAGTGGAAACATCACGCAGGGCATCTATCTGAAAGCCGGTGATGAGGGCGTATTCGACAATTTCCAACACGGAGAGAACATTATGCTCTACATATACCAGGCAGACAGGATGAGTATGCTTGACTTGAGCGAAATAAGCATTGACCCTCAATTCGGTAATACCCTGTCGAAGATGTCCCTGTTGCAGGAACTGTATCTCGGTAGCGAGACGCACAGCAATTGGACGATGTCTCCGGGCAACACCGGCTTTATGACCAATCTTGATTTGGGCGATATGCCGTTCCTTACCATTCTCGATGTGCGACAAACGGAGGTATTGAGTATCCACGCATCGAAATGCCCTCGCTTGGAGACAGCCTATGCCGATGATACATCCCTGTCTGCTATTTCCCTTGCGGAGACCTCTCCTATACACACCTTGTCCCTGCCGAGTACATTGACAGAACTCGAACTGAACAACTTGCCCGAACTGTCATATCCCGGAGGAATGACTATCGGAGGACTAACAAGGGTTCAGCGTGTGTTCCTCAACAACTGCCCGAATGTGGACACCGTGGAACTGCTGAAAGAGGTGGTAAGATCAACGGCTATCAAGTTCGTGCGTATTCCTAACGTGAATATGACTGCGAGCGTGGATATGCTTATCACTATCAAAAATAGCGGTGCTATCGGTCTCGATGCGAACGGAAACGCCTACGAGGAGAGCGGACAATGTAGCGGTATCACAGGACGGTGGATTATGAACACGCTAACCGATGAGACCACTATGACTGAACTCGCAGCCTACTTCCCTGCATTGGAACTGCACAATTCGCAGTATTCAGTCGTGATGTTCGATGATGCCATTGAACTTGACGACACGCAGAACATCACCAACTTGGAGAACGGGACACGTGGAAGCAACTATGTTGCGACAGGACACTTCAAGGCTATCGAGGCTATGAGCCACGCCTACAAGAGTGCCTACAACTCAAAGTCGAAGAAGATGCAGTGCGTTCAGATTTCGGACTCCGACTATGCCCTGCTAAAAGACGGAACAGGCTATGACCCTACAGACAACGCAGGAGAGAACTTCGATGTGATGAAACTGATACCGGAGTATTACTACAAGGGCATCAACGACTTCAAGAATCAGAAGAAATACTTTGTCGTAAGCAGCAATACCGAAGAACCTCTTTCTACCGCCACAAAGATAAACCGTAAGAAGTTGGGAGACATTCTTGTCAAGGAGTTTTCCTGCATCTATACGAGCGTGGACGGCACGAAACTGAAAGAGGGCGATGATTACTCGTTTACCAACAACCCGAATGCGAACGTGTACGGGATTGAGGTAACCGGTATGAAGCAGGTACGCTTCCTCGGAATGAACAACTCCGTTATCGGAGCGGTGTTCGTGGACAAGAACGACAAGGTTGTCAGCACATTCAATATGCTTGTCAATCACGCCCTGTTCGACTTCGTTCCGGGAGACTATGTTTTCTGCAATGTGCCGAAGCGTGCGGAAAGGCTTCTCTTTACCGCTTTCAGTGGATATGACGATAAGGAAGCCATTGCCGTGGATAGTGCCGAAATTGAAGCCATAGAGCCGGATTGGGTGCATACCAAGCAACGACTTGTCGGTGTATATGGTTTGAGTGTCGATGCACAGGGTATGCCTCGAAGCATCAGCGGACGCAAGACGCAAACCGGGACAGGAACAGACACCACGAGCGGAGAGTGGAAGTATGATGCGGACGGCAAGTTGCTGAACGAGGCCGCACCTACTACCCTCAACTACACGATGAAGGACTTTATGAACCTATGCGCTCTGCGTGGTGAGGGCTACCAAGCAATCGACTACGAGATAAGCAAGGACATTGCCAACCTCGTTATGGGATTGGTCGGAGACCGAGATATACAGGCGCAGTGCGGTTACGGTCAAGGTTCGCAGTACACCACCGGTGCGCTGAACTCCTATGGTAATCAGACACGCATCACAGGCGGTACAGGTACGGGTAACTTGATATTTGGTATTCAAAACTTTGTTGGCTGTAACTCCGAGTGGATGGACAACGTTGTCATCAACGCTCCGTCTTACCTGCAGTACAAGAAAGACAAGTGCGTGGCCAAAGGCGATTATGTCGTGGATGCCGTTTGGAACATCTATAATCCGCAGACAGGAACAGAGAGACGTGTCAAGGGCATCAGTGAGAACTCTGGATGCTGCATAGGTCGTGTGAAGTTCGGCAGATATGCCGATGTAATTGCTTCACGAGTAACCACCGATAGTAGCAAATGGAATACTCACTATTCCGATGCACAATGGTACAGTGGCAGTACAGGCCGGGCTGTGCTCCGTTCGTACGCCAATGCGAATGCGGGTGGCGGTCTCGTCTCTGCGTACGCGAATAACGGTTCTTCGCACTCGAGCTCGTCCGACGGCTCTCGGCTCGCCTTCTGCGGAGAAATCGAAATAGTCGGATAACGAAAAGCGAAAGGAATATGAAAAGAACGAAAATCGTCAGAGTGAGAGACCCCTCGTAAGTGGGGGCTGCTCACTCTCCCAAGTTCGCCCGACAGGGTGACTGAAAAATAGTATTTACGGGCAGTCCGGACAAAGGACTGCCGAAGAAGGTAGAGTGTCTTTAGCCGGGCTGTGCTCCGTTCGAACAACAATGCGAATGCGAATGGCGGTCTCGTCTATGCGAACGCGAATAACGGTTCTTCGAACTCGAACTCGAACAACGGCTCTCGGCTCACATTCAAGCACGTAATCGTGGACTTGTGCCACGCTCTTATATAATCGTCTCTCCGGCAACGGCTACGAGTTAGCCACAGCCGTGGGCGAAAGACACGAGCCCCGGCAACCCTCTCCGCAAGGAAGAAAGCCGAAAAATCACTTGGTGCCAGAAGGCGCAGATGTAAATATTATGAATGAAATAAAGTTTCCTCTAAACAACCTATTAGATGAAATAGCAGACAAGGCGAATATAGAAATGGCTTTTGACTATGTTATGGGCCATCTCGAATGTCCACAGCAAAGAGAATACTACAAACCGAAGAAGCAGGAACTGTGCGATAAGTTGGAGAAAGACCTTAAAGACGGCACTTTCCGCATAGGCAAGGACGACTTCAAGGAACTTGATGTAAAGGATGGTCCGAAGATGAGGCGTGTGCAAGCACCGAAAGTGTACTGCAGGGTCGGATGCCACGCAGTAATGGTTATCATCGAGCAGTATACCTACCCGACACTCATCAAGAACACCGCAGCGAGCATACCTGGAAGAGGTATGCACTGGCTTCACCATATCGTTGAGACCGACATAAGGAACGTTTCCGAACTGACAACGCACTATTATCAGTGCGATGTATTCCACTACTACGACAGCATCCAACAGTTTCTGATGAAACTTTTGATAAGAAAGTATGTGAGCGATGAACGCTTGTTGCCAATCCTCGACAACTTCATAGAACTGTTGCCTGAGGGATTGTCGAAAGGCTTACGTTCCTCCCAATGTTTCGCAAACCTGTTCTTGAGCGAAGTGGATCACCTTATGTTAAAAGAGGTAGCTACATACGAACTCGAACAGAAAGACGGAACATTTGAAGTGCGCTACCTGTACTACCGCTATTGCGATGACATTGTTTTCTTTGCAAATAGTAAAAAGGAACTGTGGCGATTGAGAAACATACTCGTAAGCGCAATGACCAAGATATGCTTGACCATAAAGCCGAGCGAAGCGGTTAGACCGCTGACGGAGGGACTTGACTATTTGGGGTACGTACACTTCCGTACATACTCTCTCTTGCGCAAGCGCACTAAGCAGAATGCAGCACGCAAGTTGGCGAGGGTGAAATCAAGGAAGCGCAGGCAGTCAATCAAAGGAGCATTCAAGGGAATGGCTTGCCACGCTGACTGCAAACATTTGTATTACATATTAACAGGAGAAAGAATGAAGAAATTCGGAGAAATGGGTATCGTATATACCCCGAAAGACGGCAAGAAAAGATTTGCCGGAGACACTATGCGTCTTGCAGCGGTTCAGAATATGCTCATAGAGGTACACGACTATGAAAAGGATGTCAAAACTTCGCAGGGAGACGGACGGTATCTTGTGTCGTTCCGCAATGTTCAGACCGGAGTGTGGGGCAAGTTTTTCACCGCATCGGAGGAGATGAAGAACATACTTGACCAAATTGCGGACGAGGAGGACGGCTTCCCGTTCGAGACCACCATCGTGAGCGACAGGTACGATGGAAACAAGGTGAAATACCGCTTCACTTAAGCGTAATAAGATAAACCGATTAGTAGGAAAAGAGAAATTATTTTTGTGCTATATAACATCACATACAATGGAAAAGAGATACGGAGCAACAGAACGCAATGACGGCTTGATGCAGATTGGTCGCAACAAGTGGGAATTGATATACGGCTACGGCACTGACGGTGCAAGCGGTTGGGATTGGCGCAAACGCTTTTCCTACAAACCCTCTCTCGATGAGATAAAGTCCATAATCATAGCGGAGATTAACCGGCGCACGGACGAGGATATTCTGTCTGGCTTCGTGTGGAACGGTACGAGGGTGTATCTTTCCACGGAGAACCAATTCAATTTCAAGGCTGCTTATGATATGGCGGAGATGTCGCAGGGCGCAACGCTCCCTGTAACATTCAAACTCGGAGAGACCGAGGACGGCAAGCCGATATATCACGATTTCAAGGAACTTGAAGATTTCCGAGACTTCTATTCAAAGGCAATGGTCCACATCAACAACACCCTCAAAGCCGGATGGGAGGAAAAGGATGGTGTGGATTGGTGCGTGTTCATTTAATACTATACGATATGAGAAAGATTTTTGATTGGCTGAAAACAAGCAACAGGTGGAAACACCTTGTAGGCGGTATCCTCATCGGTATATGCGCCATTGATTGGTTCACTGCCCTGTATGCAGGCACTCTGACCGCAGGAGCGATAGAGTTCAAGGACAAGGCGCACGGGGACGAATGGGATTGGATTGACTTGGGACTGACCATAGCCGGTGCAGCTCTCGGACGCTTAATGTTCTTTTGGGTATGAATGATGTGGAGAGTACATTGGAACTTGCAAAAGGCATAAGCGACTACGGACTTCTGATTATCATTGGTGCAGCGTTCATCGCACTGTCTCTGCTGATGTGGGTAGCCATATTCAAGTGGTTCAAGAGCATCATCACCACCATTCTTGACGATAACCGCAACGGACTACAGGAAGTAAGGGAAGAGACACACAAGCAGAACGAGTTGCTGATTGACATAGCGGAGGGTCTGCGCTCGGAGACACAACTTCGCTTGCGTAACCTGTCCGGATTCGCTTTCGACCTGTCAGTGGAGCAAACCTGTCGGCTGATAAAGAAAGTGAGGGAAGAAAACCACATCGCAGACAAGGCTGCCACGGCAGAGAAGATAAGGAAATACCTTACCGTGATACACAATGACAGGAAAGCACGCTTTGACACGTTCACCTACAGGGGACAACCCCTGTCCAAATACTGCAACGAGGATTGGATAGAACAGGTTGCAGTTGTGGTGGAGAATGAAATCTACAACGAGGACGGAGCTAATAACAAGCGTGCTTTCACCAACGTGAAACTTGCCTACGATGACATCAAGACAGACTTTTATAAACGCTTAAACGAGTAATAGCAATGAAGATACTTATCGACAACGGACACGGAGAGGAGACACCGGGGAAACGCAGTCCCGATGGATTGTTCCGTGAATACAGGTACACACGAGAGATTGCCCGCAAGATTGTTGAGAACCTGAAAGAGCAAGGATATGATGCCGAACTTCTCGTCCCGGAGTCCGAGGACATATCCCTGCCGGAGCGCACACGCAGGACGAACGAGTGGTGCGGTAAGTTGGGAGCCGATAAGGTTATCCTTGTCTCCGTGCACTGCAATGCAGCCGGAGACAGCAGTGCGTGGATGAAAGCAAGAGGTTGGAGTGCCTACACCTCGAAAGGTACGACCAAGGCTGACGAGTTGGCGACAATCCTGTATAAAGCAGCTGAAGCCAATTTCATAAATCAGAAAATCCGCAAGGACTTCTCGGACGGAGACCCCGATTTTGAGGAATCGTTCTATATCCTGCGCAAGACCAAATGCCCTGCCGTGCTAACGGAAAACTTCTTCCAAGACAACAAGGAAGATGTCTCCTACCTGCTTTCTTTGGAGGGGAGGACACAGATTGTGAAAACCCACATTGACGGTATCATCAATTATGTGGACAAGTATGGAAAGGATTAAAAACATAGCCCTCTGCCTGCTCGTGGCGTTGTTCCTCGCTTCGCTTCTGCTTAATGTGCGCCACTATGCGGACAGGCGGAACGAGTTGCAGGAACGCTCCGTATTCGTGGATACCATACCTTACTACAAGCCTGTCCCGAAAGACAGCATCGTTATACGATATGTTACCAAGAGACTGCCTACCGTCAAAGACGAGAAAACGCCGGACAAAAAGGACAGCCTTGAAAAGAGGCAGGCTACTGAATCCGAGGATTTACTTTGCAAAGAAGAGCCGGAGCTATTAGACAGTGCGGATGTGCTGATACCGATAACGCAGAAAGTGTACGAGGACAGCACCTACCGTGCTGTTATCAGCGGATATAATGTAAGTCTTGATGAAATGCTTGTCTTTCCCAAGCGTGAGGTACTGACCATACGCTCACAGACGAAATCCAAGCGTTGGAGCGTTGGAGTGCAAGCTGGCTATGGCATTACGCCTGCCGGATTCCAACCTTATCTCGGAGTGGGAATAACGTGTAACTTATTCAGTTTTTGACTATGATAGACATTACATTTACGATAGACAAGAAATCGGTGTATGAGGAAGTGGCGCAGACCACATCCTACACTGGTGCGAAAATGGACGATGAAAACGCATACGACCGTATTTTCACGACCGATGAGGACCAGAGTATGCTTGAACGCTTTTGGAACGAGAGCAAGAACACAGTCTGCAACACCACGAAGAAGTTGCTGACATCCGAATCGGAGACTGACGGGGTGTTTACACTCGCCTTGCAGTTGTCCGCTTCATTCGATGAAGCTCTTACGGAGAGTATGCAGCGCAGCCTGTTCTCTTTCTTCGTGATGAACATCACAGCGAAGTGGTACACCTTTACCAACAAGCAGGAAGCCACAGGTTATGCCACGGAAGCAGCCACCTATTTGGAGGACATAATGCGCAAGGCGTACTTCAAGAAGAAGCCGATGCGCCCGACTTATAATAACGATAACATTTAATTATACCGACTATGGCAGAGAATAAGAAAACATTGACTGTTACCCAGCAGGTAAAGGAACTTGTGTATGACATTCAGAACAAGGCTTACTTGACCGGACAGGCTCGTGAAGCCGAGGGGACGAAAGGATACGAAGCTGCTTCTAATATGCAGGCGAGCGATGATACAGAGAATGGTTACCAAATCAGACGTTCTCTTGCAAATGCTTTCGCATCGTTGAAAAGCCTGCTTGGAGAATATCTGTCCGAGGATAAATCCACGAGCAACAACCTCATCAACACGGAGATTGACAATGACGGCACGCTGATGCTTGCTTTCGAGCTGCCGAGCAATTACAACAACTCGTCCGCTGACGCTCTCGGCAACGGCATCCACGCCTACCTCGTAGATATGGCTCTCGGTGATTGGTTTGCCATTACCAACAAGGAGGATGCGCAGACCTATGTGGCACACAGCAACGTCAGCCTTGAGAACGTGAAGCGTGCGCTCTATAAGCGCAGCCGTCCGGAAAGACCTACTTACTAATCAACTCTGACGGATATGGCATCTTGTTGTTATAAAGACAGCGAGCCGAAAACTATGTCGGCAACGCTGACATTCAAGCGTGCGGAATTGCTCTACGATGCGGAGAACTATTCCTTTGTCGAGGGCGACATTCTGAATGAAGATGATGAACACTCCAGGCATCAGGTGTTCGACATCGGGCAGAGTGGTAATGTGGACCGTGTTACCCGTGTGCTGAACCTCGCACATTCGGAGTGCGTGGAAATGCTCTATCCCTACACCAAAGAGGAGATACCGGACGAGCAGGAAGCACTTGATGATATATTGGTAGCACCGGACGATTACAAGATAGAACTCACATTGCCCGAAGACTTTTCGCTTACCACGTTGAAACTGCTGGCGCATCTGATACACGAGTACCTCGTTTGTCGGGTGCTTGCCGATTGGATGAGCATCACCAACCCGAAAAGCCAAGCGAATTGGGAGGACAAGATGCGCAGCCTAAAGATGAAGATACAGACATCACTTGTATCGAGGTCGGGAAAGGTAAGGCGCAAACTGAAGCCTTTCTGATAGTACAGAAATAATTAAGCACCGAGGTCTTCACAGATGTCGGTGCTTTTTTCTTTATAACCGAATTATCCTTTTATGAGATGAAGCGATGTTATCTCGGTTGGTTCAATCTTCGAGGATTGTACTGTATGCTGCATCCGTAGATATTCTCCGCCTTGTCGAGCCTGCATATAATGGCGAGCCGGAACGACTTGTAAGGAGTGCCACGGAAGCCACGCATATACCTATCCTTGCTGCTCCATACCGTATGCCAATTGTACAGGTCGTTTGAGCCATACAGTACCTGCTGCACATTCTTGCTCTTGAAGAATCCCCTCTGTATGATTGTGTCAATGGTCTTGAATATATCCGGGTCGCTCATCTTGAACGGTCGAGTAATAATTAACCCGGTTGTGGAATCTACTGACGATTGCGTAAAATCGACCAATACAGGGACGGTCGTAGTGCTTTCCTGTCCGTCCTCGTTTACTACGGTCTTTTTCTTCTTCGACATCGCAAGTGCTTCCGGATAGGAATTGACATTATCGTTCACATCGGACAACATCATCCCCCAAAAGTGCGACTTCAACGAATACACATAGGCGTAGCGCACGGTAGGATTATAGACTATGATGCGTTGGTGCGTGTAGTCATAGACCATACGGCACGCTGACAGGAAGTCGAGGAAAGGAATCATCGTAATATCTTCCAACGTCAGCTTCTCGTAATCGTGAGCCTTGCTGTTGAAGATGGAGACCAGAGCATCGTTCTTCGGCAGGTCGGCTATCGAGAATAGTTCCGGAGCGTTGATTACATCGGTAATGCACTGCGTTTCCGAACCGCTTATGAGCATAATGCCACGGTTGGTAGCGAACAGAACAGCACTGTCTATCTGCGTAATGCTGTCGGCATTGATGCAGACATCACGGGTGATTGGTTGCTTGGCAGAGTATGAGCCGGTGGCGGACACCTCCAACGCCCATACTCCCTCGGACGTGAAAGCGTAGAGAGGGAACTGTCCGAACTGGCCCTCTGAAAGAGCCTTGGCAGCAGATGATATGCCGTAAATATTTCCTGTTCCTACAGTGTTGATGCCGAGCAGAGGGAACACAAACGGGTTGTTTACCTCGGATGTGTATATTTTATTGACAATATCAATGGTCCTGTCGGAAATGCTCGACACAGTAGGGACACTGTTCGTCTTATTTTTCAAATCCTCCCACCCAGCAAAGTAAAATGCACCATTGAGGAAACTGTGCTTCTCCAAAGGAACTTCATATAAATCACCCATACCATATTGCGTAACCTGCACAATAGCCTTGTATGCATTCGTGTTCGGATAGTACAGGAACAATATAGGTGATTTGTATCCTATTTTACCTCCATCGCCCCGCACGACTATATCCCTGCCGTCCTGCTTTATGAACACATACACGCTTACAGAGAATGTCCAATCCGCTCCTGTCGGAGAGCTATCTCCCCAATTCAAAACGAAACCGTTACTATAGTTCAACAGGCACGCAGCCGAATGTCCTTGAAATAATTGCTTTTTCAGATTTGCAATGTTCAGTCTGCTGTTATAAGGGAATGAGTATTGCGGAATAATTTTGTCGTGGCTGTCATAATCATCCGTCATTACCTCTCTTGTCACGAGAGACTGCAAATAGTCCTCCTCAACCGGAAGTTCAGTACGATTAGTTGTAAGTTGCTCCACCTTTATGCTTTCAAGCAAATAGAATTGAGAACATTCTTTGATGTCGTTTTTTACATCATCCACGCCCCTCTCCGGAAGCATAAGACGACCTGCCGGATAAGAAAAATTGCTCGGATTGTATGTGAAAGCATATAGTTTGCTGAACTTGTTGTATTGGTATCGCAGCGGATATTTATCCGTACTCGCTGCTTGGTTGGTATGCTTGCACACGCAATAGCCATCACTTTTGTCCACCTGTTTGAACGATGTGCATTCTCCGTTTTGGTCGTAGGTGTATATCGGTTTCGATATAAACACATCAACGGAACTCACGATGTCTTTCCAATTCAGCAGGTTGTTGAGTTGGTATTGGTTTACCACAGCATAGTCCAATGTATGGAAAACGCCAACGACCCTCAACTTTGCATTTGTGTATGAACTCTTACCTGTGATGTGCGTATAGAAAACCTGCGGAGCAAGGTCGGATGAAGCAATCATCAGTATTGGGGCAGAGTGCATCGTAAGAGAGCCATCATACAGGCGATAAGCATAGCGAAGCAGGAAAGGATACAGGAATTTGCCCTTATTCGTGGAGTTGTCTGCAATGAACTTGTTTACCTTGGCCAAGACTTGCCCTGTGATGCGTGTCTTGTTGGAATCCGTAAACTCGTTCCAAAGATTTCCCTCGCTGATGCTGTCAAATGAAATTTCAAATTCATCTGTGCGCTTCATTTCGCCCTGCAAACCGAAAGACAAAGGACACTCCGGTATCTGAGTTCCCAAGTACAAATATCCGTCCGTTACACCTTTCCATAGGAAATAGTGCATACCGTCTGTGGCAAGCACAACCAATGTGTTGCCGACACCGGTTACTTGGTACACGTTACTTGCTTTCGAGAAATAGTGCAGAGTGGTCTGCTCTGTATCCTCCTTATTCTTCCAACTCAATCTACCGTTAGTGTTGAGCAGGATGTAATGCTTAAAGTTTGATGTCTCGTGAATGAACTTCACGACATCGCCAACTTCGAGTTCCATTATTTCCGCAGGAGGCAATATCGGCTTCATCGTGCCATCCTCAGAAACAACGCCTATCGAGGTGGCCAAATCTCCGTCATTGCATTCATAGTCTGACGGATTGGCAGAATGCCCGTTGTATTTCAGTTCATTTGTCATAGCAGAATATATTTAATTATTATCGGTAGTGCCTTGCCATAGATATATAAGTCCACGGGATCACTTACGCATAGTTTCACCTTGTCGCTTGCCTGGCATTCCTTGAGTATCGCATTGCAGAGAGCCTTTGACCAAACACGGAAGTGATTTCCCCTTGCGTTGGAACGATATGCCATACCCTCGTGCCGGCCATAGACGGGAGCGTGGTACTTGATGTACAGATACCACTCTCCACGGTCGTGCATAATATCTACAATATCGCCGTGCTGCAAGCCGAGAGACTTTGCAACACGGGCGGTGATGTCTATCCTTCCTGATGAATGGAACACGATGTCAGCCTTGCGAGTATTTCCTAATATGCTTTGCATTTGGGTTTGGCTTATCGAGTTGATAGTAAATATTACCAAGCACATTTCTTTTCACAGAAACGGACAGCTTGATACGGCAGTCTGACGGCAGTCCAAATCGGTAGAGGATAGTACCAACAGACGGGCAAAGCGTTTCAAATCCGATGCACTTATGCTTGTCGTTGTACTGAATATCGCACAATTGTGTCGGCTGCTCTATGCCGTGGTCCTGCATAAAGCCGTAGGTATCGCAGTCGGGAATAGCGAACACAAACACGCTTGTGTTACCGCAGTCCTTGGCATTGTTCCGGATGTGACGGAACAGGTGTTTTGACAGCGTTACAGAATTGTCTTCGGAGTCCACCAAGACATAATACCGAAGCGACCGAAACCAATTTATTACTTTTCTAATCATCATAGGGCGAAAATACTATAAACGGTTGTTTCTTACTGTTTAACTTATTACTGAAGAACAGGCTTCTCGGTGTAGTCCTTACGGGAGCGGAACGATATTGTCTCAATGTAGGAGAACGACATCGTTCCTCCTATGGTTCTCCGGTGTTCCTCCGCTGCTTCCTTTGTCGTGAAGATGAAAGAACAGATTTCGCATTTTGCTGTTCCACGGGTATTGATGATGTTGGCGTAATACTTTCTCCCGAAGAGGAAAGCAATGATTTCTTTTAATACTGTTGAGTTCATAATTTTATGTTTTAATCGTTAAATAAAAATTTCTGTTGAGGTTGGCTCTTTCCTGTGTCCAATATGTTGTTCACTCTGTCTATCTCCCTATCTATCTCTGCTTCGAGTGCTTTAGCATTGCGCAGTGCAGTTTGCGAGCGAGTTTTGAAATACTCCTTTTGCGCTTTTCGCATCAGTTCGACTTTCTGAAAAAATGTCTTTGCGTCCATTATTTGCTTTCTTGAAATGTTTATTGAGTTCGGCACATAACGCTTCGCACCAACAACGTGCGACTGTTACCTCTACTGCATTGCCGATATATTTCTTTTGCTCCGCCTGCGTGCCGACAAGCACATAGTCCTCCGGGAAGCCCATAATCTTCTTCAACTCCGGAATCTTTAACATACGCATCTTGATGTCGATAATTCCGTATAGAGCCATAAACTCCTTTATCTTGATTGTTGCAGGAGTGTCTGTATCGTAAACCTCAATAGCAGCTTCTCCAGTTTCTGTAGCCACAAGATACGGTGGCATTTTGTCCATACGAGCAATCAGCGTGAAGCAAGGCTTATCAACAGAACCACCTGCTGAAGTATATTGTGGATTCATCAGATAGTGCCATTTCCTGTTAGCAGTTACCCTGGACGGCTCATCCAATGAACGTCCCATATTATTGAAAGATGTGTTCATAATCCACGACTTTGCAGTTACGAGGTTCATCTTAGGTGTGGTAGTAATCGTATTCGCAGGTTCTTCCACCGAGATAGGAGTTCCATTGCCATACTGCATATCTATGAAATTGGGCTGCACAAGTGCCAATCTGTCTTTTGTCGTAAGCGTTACAGACGGTTCATCGCAAGAATGATTATGACCATTACCGTAATAGGCAGATACAAATGCGTGGTGGTCTATTGTTGTTATCGTTCCTGCCGGCTCCTCAATAGATTTGTTCTTGCTGTATGGTTCTCCGCTAAACTGTTTGGATAGGAAAGAAACTTTTGCCACTCCAAGACGGTTCTGTGTTGCCACTGTTGGACAAGGCTCATCAATTGACGGAGGTACATACTTGCCTGTTTTCTTATTGACAGAGTTGTATTTGACAATAAAAGCTTCCTTTCCTCCTGCAACAAACTTGATAAGACCGGCATATATGCGTTCAAGGGTGGCTTCCACGAGTTGTTTTTTGCGTCCGAATATGCTTTCTCCCTCGTCCTCGAAATCTAACACCTCCCGAACAGGCTTCCATTTCTCCAAATCACCGAACAGAAGAGATGCACCCTCTTTGCAATGCGTGGCTTCCGGGAACACGATAGGAAGTCCTGACTTTGCAAAGATACCGAAGAAGCGTTTACGGCTTGTATATGCGCCATAATCGGCAGCGTTGAGGATGCGGTGGTCAAACCTGTATCCATAAGATTTCACTTTGCGCACCCAGCGAGTGTAACTCTTTCCTTTGTCCATAGAAAGCGGTTTGCCATCCTCGTCCACATCGCCCCAACTCATAAACTCCTCTACATTTTCAATCTGTATGTAGTCGGGGTTTATTGCTTCGATGTAACGAAACAGATGTTCCGCAAGTGTCCGGCTATCTGCATCTCGTGGCTGTCCGCCTTTCGCCTTGCTGAAATTCGTGCATTCGAGCGATGCCCACAAGACCAATAAGGCTTCTGGATATTGTTCTCGACACCTCTTTATGTGTGCAACAAGTGGAGACAGCTCCAATGTGCGAATGTCCTCCGTGAAGTGCAGTGCATCAGGATGATTGGCAACGTGCGATGCAATGGCGTTCTTGTCGTGGTTTACACAGGCAATCACCTTTGCACATTCCTCGCCACCGAGACGAGCCGTATTTACTCCTGTGGATGTTCCTCCTGCTCCGCAAAAGAGGTCTATATATAGCAAATTCATAATCAATTATTCAAGTAGTTCAACAATTCTTTGGCGCGGCTGTATGATTCAAATCCTTTTACGTTCACATACTCGCACGTGAACCTCTTATCAACACGAACCTGTACCCAATACACCGTGATAGGAATACAGCCGTTATAGCTTTCGCCTTTTACAATCCTGTAACGTTTCATTCAGACCTCCTTTTCAGTTTGATAACAAAATACATTTTGCCCGGAACTGCACCCCATTCTTCTTTGCCTTTGCCGAATGTTATACTGTCAATTTCGAATGTCATTGTGATTTTTGTATAACCACGATGAAAGCGAACGTGCGTAAATCCTCGTGGATATGCCAACGGGTCCACACCTTTGCCAAGCAAGAACCTGCGAAACATAAGCATTTCAAAATCTCGCTTTATGGCTTCATAGTCTAACAGGCGTTTTTCCCAATATGGCTTAATCTCTCTGTATTCCTCCGTCTTTTCTCCGGAAGCGATCATATCGTACCATTTCCCTTTAAGAACCAAATCAAGTGTTTTCATAGTTTCATCCTTTCATAAAACATATCCAATGAGTATTTGACCGTTTCCCGGATATATGTCCGAATATGGGTTTCTCCGGAGTTAGTTTGAGAATTTCAGAGACCTTTATGTCGGTTTCGTTCCATTTGAATATGAGAAATCCACCTTTTTTCAAAACTCTGAAGCACTCCGAAAATCCTTTGGACAGCATATCTCTCCAGTCAGAATAAAGTGCGCCATACTTTATTTGCTGATAACCGGTTGGTTTGGCTTTCTCATTAAGACTTCCATATATTTCAGCAAACTTTGAATTTCCAACATTCCTTAAAAGATGTGGTGGGTCGAAAACAACCATTTGAAAACTTTCATCTTCGTATGGCATATTTGTAAAGACTGCTTGAACATCCGGCTTTATTTCAAATTTTCGTCCGTCACACAGTGTCGTTTCAAAACTGCGAATGTCTTGAAATAACACTCTGTCATCGTTCTTGTCGAAGTAGAACATTCTCCCGCCACAACAAGCATCGAGTATAAGTTTGTCAGTTTTCATATTATTGTTCAAAAAAATTACATGCCATATAGCCAAATCTTCTATACAGTTCGTTTTTGAAAAATGGCAGGGTGGGACAAGCCACACCCTGCCCTGTCTATTCTCGGATTATTCTGCTTTCCCGTCAGCACGGAAACAGAAGTCAGCATACAGTTCGATGAACTGAACGCCGGCGTATTTTGCGAGTTCCGGGGTTTTGAAGGCGAGCCGAGAGCCGTTGCTCGAGCTCGAGCCCGAAGAACCGTAACCCGCGTTCGCACAGACGAGACCGCCACCCGCACCCGCACCGTTGCTCGAACGGAGCACAGCCCGGCTCTTTTCCTCGTCTGTTAGTTTGTTATATTCATTTTTGGTGATAAGGTTGTACCAAACGTACCAACGCCTTTCTCCTTTGGTAAACTGCGGCTCCCAACCCTCATTGAGAGCTGCGGTGATGATGCGGAGTTTGAGGTATGCGGATAAGTCTCTTGTATCTGCGTTATCATTCCATCCGCCCTCTGCATTGTAGTTGAATTCATATTGTAAAACAAGAGGATGATTTGTTCCCAACTCCTTGCAGGCATCCTCAAAGGTCTTGATGCGCTCGGTGATGTCTTTCGGCTTGAATGTCTCTTTGCCAAAGAGTGCTTCGAGCAGTTTCTTCTGCTCATCGTTTGAACTGTTGTAAGCTTTGACCACGTTCTCTTTCTGAATGTTGATTGTCTCCATATCTTTTGTTGTCTTTAATGGGTTGTTGTACTTTCTGATGATGAATGATAAATATCCTTTCATATTCTATTTCTATGGCTTTAATGGTTCGCAAAATGGGCATCCCTTTGTCTTGGGATTGTATGCAGGGGGAATCCACCACAATTTCGTATTAGGAGGGTCGGGCAGATAGCGTTTGCACTCCTTTCTAATCGGGCAGGTAACGCCCGAACAATAGGCATAATTTATGTTCATAATCTTTATGTTTAATAATGTTCTACAATCTTCTGAATGATTGCTCCGTTCCGAAATTGACGATGTGCATCATTTCCCGGAAACGGTCTGCAATCCGTTCGTCATAGTATGTCTTAATTTCATCAGCAGACAGGTTGGATGTAGCCAACGTGCAGAACTGTTCCTCGTACCTGTATGAAAGGACATCCATAGCAGCCGTGACATAATCGCCATAGTTCACGCTTTCTCTCGGCTCTGTTCCGAGGTCATCAATGGCAAGGATTTCTATATTGCGGATGCGCTTATACTTTGCTACATCACTGCCGTTCTCCCTCGTTGGATTGTTGTATGCCTTTGCGAGCAATACAAGTTCTTTCGCAGGAATGAAAATGAACCCCTTTTCCGGAAACTCTCTGCATTCCCGTATTCCGCACTCGTCAGAGCGCAAGAACCGCAACAGGCTATGCAATGCTTTGATGATTGTGGTCTTTCCATTACCTGCACCTCCGCAGAGAAAGAGACCGAAAGTAGAAGATTTGCCCGTAAGCCATTTCGATATGTCCCACAGGTGTTCCTTGTAGGTGTCCGTGCCGATAAATTCACGGTGTCTATTCGCGACCTCCGCACGACAGGCAGCATACAGCATAGAATAGACCTGCTTGTCTGTATATGGAAGTCTAAAACGAGTTGCCATAGGTTTTCGGCTCATCAGCGTTGAGAAGATTTGCTCTACGCTGATTTCTGCTATTGGATCTATTCTTTTCATCTTTATTCCGTTTCTTGATGTTTACAATTCTCAGCCACGAGTTAAAGTGTGATTTCGCATCTGATAACGATAGGTGTCGTTCCTTACCATCTGCCAGGCATTGGACCTTGAAATCATCCAAGCAGGAGCGCAGCTCCTCTATATCCATTGAGTGAAGTACCTGTATCTGGTCAAGCCAAACATCTTCTCTCTTCATCGTCTCAATCTCTTGGTCAAGAGTGAGCGTGTAGGGTTCGTATTGAGGTGGTGGTGACAGTGGTATTGGTGTTGTTTCGACTTGTTCTTCTGCTGTCGAATCATCTTCATCCGGAACGAGCAGATTGTATTCTGCAAGTCTGTTTTTTCTTTTGCATTGTGCGCAAATACGGCTGTATCGTTCCTGTATTCCTCTTGATGTAAGCACTTTTTCCGTTTCAAAAAGTTCATTCGAAAACAACCCCAATGTCAGGCAGGCTTTAATGACTTCGTATATATAAGCCTCGTCAAATCCCGTCAGCTCCGAGCAGATGAAAGGCAACTCCTTATCCCACTCCATATAATACCCATTCTTGTAGATATTACACAGCAGGAGAGCATATACCGTTATGGCTTTCCCACCTTGATATTTGATTAGTTTTCTAATTTTAAGGTCGTTGAATATGTCTATGTCCATAGGGAAATAGTCAAGACCTTTTCTTGAAGTTCGTGCCATACTACCGTCCTTTAGTCGTTATTCAAATAATCATTCACCTCTTTGATGAAATCATCGAGAGAGCGACATACCACATATTTGTACTCGTTCTCCGAGCAGAGCGTGAACTGCCATTTCTTTTGTGAATCTGACTGTCTGCCGGTCGGAGTTTTCATTTCGATAAGCAATGCGCCATAGTCCCTGTTGCGTCTCAAAAGGATGAGGTCTGCCACCCCTGCCACCACGCCCTCCGCTTTCAGTTTCGCAGCGGTGGTCTCGTCTCGTCTGCCACCATTGGGGACAGCGAACAATCGTCCGTGGAGTTCGGGATATTGGTAGGAGAACCAACGCACACAGGCGCATTGTATTTGGTGTTCCTCATCCCTCGGTTTCCTCCTGCGTTGAGGCTCTTTGTTTATTTTAGCCATCAACTCATCCAGTGACGGTTTATTCATTCGGCTTCGGATTCATAAGTTCTTTGAGTTTCTTGCCAGGGACCAGCTTCACAGTGTGCCTTGCAGGTATCCTTACGGTAGTACCTTTGCTGATGTTGCGTCCGTTCCTCTCCTTGGTGGTAACCGCCTTGAATGTGCCGAATCCACGAATATAGACGCTCTTTCCACCTGTCAGAGACAGAGAGATGGACTTGAATACTGCATCAACGGCTTCAATAGACTGTGATTTGCTCAGATTGGTGTTGCTGACTACGAATTCAGCAATTTCATTTTTAATCATACTTGTAAAATTTAATTGGTTGATAATTTTTTTAACAATTTCTTAATCAGTTGTCTTATTACCCACGCCCGACAGACATTGCGCTGTCTCGGCATTTGGTCGTACACTTCCACAGCGTCTCCGAGGTACTTGATGATTTTCTGTACATCCGTCTTGCTTATTTCCATTATCCTGTAGCGTTTAAGAATGATTTTACTAACTCATCGAAGTACATCTCATCGGTCGGAATCTCATCGTCAGAGTTCATTATCTCGTTGGCGATGGACTTCTTCTTATGGATGAGAGAGTAGATAGTCTGGTCAATAGTACCACGACCGAGCAGATAATAACAGGTAACATTGTCCTTTTGTCCGATACGATGCGCACGGTCCTCGCATTGACAGCAGTCGGCATAAGTCCACGCAAGTTCTATGAACGCCACATCTGACGATGCCGTGAGCGTGAGGCCGACACCTGCTGCCTTGATTGAGCAGATGATGAGCTGCACATCTGGGTTGTTCTGAAATGCATCCACGGCTGCCTGCTTGTTTACTGCACTATCCCTACCTGTAACGGTTACCGCTTTCGGGAACACCTTCTTCAGTTCGTCCACAATATCGTGGAGGGAGCAGAAAACGATAAGTTTCTTTCCGCTTTCGAGGAATGTGTTGATGAAATCGACAGCCTGCGCAATCTTGCCCATCGTAGCCAATGACCGCAGGGTCATAAACTTGACGAGCGCTTCCATACGCATCTTCCTGCGGATTTCCCAATCGGTGCATTCGGTGTACTCCTGCAGGTATGCTGCGAGGTCGTATGCTGCGAGTTGGTATTCTGCCACGTTGGAGATTTCTACATACAGGTCCACTCGTGTCTTGTCGGGCAGTTGAGGAAGTACCTTTGCTTTCTCCCTGCGTATCATACAGGTGTCATACAGTTGCCGTGAAAGTTCTGACAGCGGTACAGCCGGTTCCGCTTGCTTGTCTTTCGGGTCTGTGCAGTAGTCCGCAACGAACTTGGCACGGCCACCGAACTGTTGCAGGCGATTCATAATGGAGAGTTGCGCTATAAGGTCGTCCGGACGATTAACAACAGGAGTGCCGGAAAGGAGTATTACCCACTCTTTGCCGACCGACAGCCCCTTTGTGAAGATTGTCTGCTGTGCAGACGGGTCTTTCACTCGGTGGCTCTCGTCTATGATGATAGACTTGAATATCTTAATCTGAGGACAGAAAACGACATCTTTCAACCGGAACTGTTTGCCTGCCTTGATGTCCCATACGAAATACTTTTTCAGACTTTCGTAGTTCACAATGGCTACTTGGTGCATCCCCATAGAGAGGAGATAACTCCAAGTAGTGCGTACGTTGTTGTTGAGGACGAGGGCAGATTTGTCCGTAAACTTTTCAAATTCTCGCTGCCAATTTATCTTGAGTGATGACGGACAAATCACAAGGCACGGAAAGGCATTGGCTGTATCGACAATGCCGATGCTCTGCAAGGTCTTGCCAAGTCCCGGCTCATCACCGATGATGATGCGCTTATGCTCCAAGCCGAAGGTAATGCCCTCTTGCTGATAAGGGTATGGCCCAACTTTCAGATTATGTTGTAATTTGTTCATTTGAAATTTTCTATTTCAGTTATTAAATCTTGCTTGTCTAACCCTTTGATGTACTTTGACAGGACAAGGTCAATACATTGGTTGTAGAAGCGTTCAAACTCGTGCTGCTCCATTGCTGCGAAAGAGATGCTCTGATATTCTATCTCACGTTCTCCACGCTCATTGTGGGTTGAGGTGAAATACCCCAAATCCCTCTTGAACCTGCGCAGCATATCTTCTTCGTTGTGTATCTTCCACGATTCCGCGAGGTTGCTCGGTAGGTTGTCAAAAGTGAGCCGGACGAGCGCAAAGAACTTCTTGTGGTGTTCGTAATTGCGTGGGTTGCTGACTTTGCATTTGACAACAGACCCGATTTTCAGCCGTTTCTTTAGGTCGAAATCACTGTCATACATCGGCACAAGACCGTACGGAGTTACCTTGCAGAAAATATCCATATCAAAAACAGATTTTATAGGGTTTGCCTTTCAATGTCGGTCTCTTCGATTCAACGAAACGGGAAAGTGTTTTCTCAGAAACTATGAACCTGCCATTCTCGTAATCGTCGGCCAGATACACCGGCATTCGTAATGTGCAGACGAACCTGTCTCGCAGCATCACATCGAATGTTATATACCTTGCGGACATAAGCACCAATATTGAAAAGCCAATTCTTCATATTTCTCACGCCCACGGGTGTATATCTCATCGCCACGGGTAATGAACTTCTTGAATACCTTGCAGTTCTTCTTGCTGATAGCGTAAATGAAATCACGCTCGGAGTGGGCGATGTCCATATACCAGGCACGGCTCCTGTCCCAATCGAAGAAATCCAACGCTTCCTCGAACTGCTGTTGCGATGAGGCGAAAGTGGTCTTTAGGTCTCCACCGAAGTGTGCGGCTTCCAACCACCAATCCCATTTGCAGCGTGTGTCCAATGTGAAAGGAAAATCGCAATAGGAGAACTGCTGCGACCTGTTTACCATAAACCGCTGCGTCTCGGCATATTCAAGCACCTTTGAAAGAAAGGCATCGTGCCTTGCTTCCATACGGAGAGACTTCTGCATTTCCTGTGCGTGTCTGAACTCGTCCTCGAAATACTGCACATCGTCCACCATAAGACTGTAGTAGTCCACTCGTGCCGGTTCGGTGATGATTGCATCCACAAGACTGCCGAAGCGGAATGCTGCTTCCTTGTCTCCGAACTGCATCTGTGGGTGCAGGATGTTTTTCAGTACGGTGAGGTCAGAATTACTGACCTCACTTCGCAAATAATATGAATCCGGATTGCTCATTTCCTAATCGTCATAATCTGGTTCATAATCTTCCTCATACTCAACCTTGCCATTTCCATCACAGACGCTGCACACCTCAACCTCTCCACGACAGAAGTTCTCACCTCTTGCTTCGGCTTCATCCTCCGTCTCCGGAAGCATATTCCACACAAGTTCGGTGCATTCGGTAGTTGTGTTGTTCCTGATGTCGCAGGCGTACCAATGGTGTCCTTTGCCGGCACAGGCTGTGCATTCCACCATTGTAGGCTCTTTCTGATTCCAAGGCGCACGAGTGTCATACTGTGCGCCCATAGGATAACCGCCCATACTCATAACTACCTCGCCTTTACGTCCTCGACATAGTTTACACTCTCGTCTTCGATGTAGATGCCGTCCTTGTTTGCGAGTTTCTCGCAGAAGGTGATTTGCTTCTTGAACATCTTGGTAAGTTCCTCAACGGTAAGAGTGCATCCCTCCTTGCTCCACCAAGTGCCAAGGATAACCATTATGCCATCCGGATTGAGGAGTTCTATCTTTTGTGCGACCTTGACTTTAGGTGCATAGCCTTGAACGACTGCCTGCATACCGAAAAGTCCCTCCATCTCCGATGATTTGCGCTCCATTTCCGCCTTAACACGTTCTTCTTCCTCTTTGCGCTTGCGATCTTCCTCTTTTGCTGCTGCTTCCTTACGGATGCGTTCTTCCATTTCAGCCTTGATGCGTGCAGCTTCTTCTGCATTGGCTTTCTCAATCCTTTCAAGATTGGCTTTCTTGGACGGTAGGCGGTCGAGTATGTAATCCTTGTTGTCCTGCATTTCGCAAGAATACATTTCGGTGAATTTCTTTGCGAGCATTCCCTTTGTCTCAATCTCTACCTTGCGAACCTCGTCAACGGTAATCCCGGCAGGGATGCGGATTGTAGTGCGGAGGTTGTACAGAAAATCTTCGGGAAGATTGACTGCATACTCGGACACCTTTTTGGCGATCTCGTCATAGTTGGCGAGTGTCACGCTATTGTCGAGGTTCGTCAGTGCGTTGATAGAAGCATTGAGCATCGCAGTGAACTGCTTATTGAAATCATCGTCGACATCCTGTCGGAGTCGCTTGCGGGCCTGCTCCGCCTGCTGACGTGCCATTTCCTCACACCTGCGCCTTTCTTCTTCTTCACGCTTCTTGGCTGCATACTTGTTGCGGACCTGCTGCAACTGATAAGGGATAGTACCAGCCTTGGTAGGGTCTATATCGTTCTCCATTCCGGTGAATTCCTTGCGGATGTCGTCAAAGAGTTTGGTTACAGGAGAACGGAGTTCGTTCATCTTCTTGACGGTCTTTCTTGACTTCTCGATGTATGATGCTATCTGTTGGTCGAGTTCATCCGTCATTCCCTGCTGCGAAACCGCATCAAGAAGTTTCTGACCTGCTGATATACAGCGTTTACGGGATACCTTGTTGTCTTGGTATAATTGGGGAGCTGCGGACACTATGGTCTCTATGTTCTCCTGCTTGACTATTGTTAATTCCTGTGTCATATCAGTTCAATTTTGAATAATTAAAAAGTATCGTCATTGTCTCCGGTGCTTGCAGGGTCGATAGTAACGCCTGCGGACATATCCGGTTGAGGTGCGAAAGTCTCTTTCTGCCTTTCCTCCTGCTGTGATTGAGGTGCAGCTTCAGAACCAACACCTGCGTACGGGTCGAAATTCTCCTGTCCCTCGATGATGTCGGATTCGAGAGCAGAGCCACGACCGATGTTGATTTTCGGGTAGGTCTTGAATGCGTGCTTCACGCACTTGGCCATCAGAAAGCCAGTGTCAATCTGCTCTCCGTCCTTGCCGTACAGCTCATTGCCTTTGGTTATCCACTGCTTCGTACGGATATCGAAGTAAGTGTTCTGCTTATCGGAGAAGCCTTTCAAGCGCATCCAATCGGATTCTGTCATCACGGAATAGTCGATAGTGCCGTCCGCACGTGTAATCTTGATGAAGCAGGCGACAATCTTGTTGGACTTGCGAGGGAAAGCGGAGATATAGTTCACAATCTTCTGCCCGTTCTGTTCTCCGAACTCAAAGCGGTCTCCATCATAGACAATGACAGGATTGTCTGCGTGGCGTATTTGTCCGGCATTTTTGCGGAGTACCAATTCTCCGTATCCGGAAATAGTGAGGTTGCAGACTTTCTCCCAAATGTCCTTGCCGGATTGGTCGATGCCTATCTTGACGGAACGAGGAATGAGGTAGCAGAGTGCCTGCGCACCGGGGGCGAGTGTAAGACCTTTTACAGCGAGGTCAATAAAGGCGTAGAAGATAGATGTTCCGGAACACTCACGCAGGTTAGCTTTGTCCCTCAACTGCAGGTTGAAGTAAATTGCTTCACGCTCGTACACCTGTTCTCCACCCTCTTTCCAAATGCTGTTGTACACATTGATGAACTGATTGCGCACCTTTTCGTTGCGAATCACATCGGTTGCTCTCATTGATTGCAACTCGGTAGCAAAATTTAATGCATTGCTCATAATTGAATTATTTAATACAGTTTGTAAGTTTGAAAAACTTGTGGGAGGAGCAGGATTCGAACCTGCGTGTAGGTTTCCCTAACTCGGTGCAGACGACCACCGATGTCACCTCGTCCTCTTGGTTATCCTCCCTAACTAAATGTCGAAATAGTCCTGCTTGACCTGCTGAATCCTGCGCAGTTCCGCTGTGCGGTACTCGATTTTGCCGGGACGCTTGCAAGGCTCAATCTTGCCCTGCTTGCGCCACCGGTCTACATTACCACGCCCAAACATTGCGTACGCCTGTCGTTGGCTTATTATTTCCGGTTCATTGCGGACCTCTGCAAGCATACGGACTACGGAGGAGGCAACATCGTGAACAAATGTGTCGTAGGTAACTGTCTTGTCTGAAAAATCGAGTGTGAGCATAGCCATTACTTTTTGAGTTCGTCCCGTAATTCCTGCCAAGTGATACGGAGCAATGTATATATCAGGTAGATGAAGACGAGCGAAAATGCAACCCCAAGAAAGGAGCGGATATAGCCCCTTATGAGATTGGCTATTATGCATACAAGTACGCACAGCATCATTATGCCGGCCATTACAACCTGTGAGGTTGCCATTATCTTCTCGAAGTTGTCGTCTATATAGTCGTTTAACTTGTTAATTTGATTTTTGATACGTCTCATTTTGATTTTGATTTTTGGTTGTTGTTCTTATTCTTGCACATAGGTTCGGTAGCGTACTCCACATATTTGTCAAGCAGAGAGCAGTAGCGACCGTTCAAACAGTTAGAAGCCTTGTCGCAGGCAGCACAGGTAGGATTTGTTCTTGTTCCCATAGCGACTATGATACTCTGGTTACTACTACGACCCTGCGTTCACGGTCGGTCAATGTCTTATACACCCTGTTCCACTTGAAGCCGAGGGTGCTTGTCATACTGCGCACAGTAGTGCAGAGTGAGGCCGGAAATTCTTTACTCTCTCCAATCCTCATCGGCTCTAATTCGCCTGTAATTGTCTTTTTCTTAGCCATTTTCTACGATATTTAATGGTAAATGTTTAACTTTATGATGCAAATGTATATTAAAATATCCATATTGCAAAGCAAAGTTTACAATATTTTTAGAAAAACTGCATAGCAAAATATGCAGCACAAGGATAAATGTATGAATATCATTAAGTTACAACAACTCGTAAAGGATAGTGGGAAAAGCAAAGTCGAAATCGCTAAATTGAGTGGGATTACAAGGGTTACACTTGATAATGCGCTTCAAGGTGGAGACATAAGAATCAGCATTGTAGAGGCGCTTGCAAAAACACTGAAAGTGAAAGTTGGGTATCTCTTTGATGAGGATGAGACGGAAAATAATACTGCAACTGCAAACAATGGGTCTATCGCTTTTGCGGGAAACAATAATTATGGCAATATAGGTTGCAGGTCAGATGAAATGCTCCAAGAGCGCATTAAACATTTAGAGGATCTTCTTGCCGAGAAAGAAAGGCTGATTAAGGTTTACGAAAAAATGATGGAGAAATGAATAAAAACTTAAAAGAAAAGATTTTGGCAATACTTACATATGCCTCACTTTTTTTGCCCATAATATCAATCAATTCTCATCACGATTGCAAGTATGACGACTGCTTTAGAATTTTCTTCAACGGAAGATTAGGAATATGTGTTGAGAATGCAATTGACAGTCTGTTTGGCACTATGGCTGTTTTATGGTGGTTTATTATAATTGGAGGAAGTCTTGTTTTAAGCAAGAATGTTCATTCTTTAACTCCTTTCGTGGTAATAGGATTGTTTATAGCATTGGCTGTTTTAGGTGCATTGCTTGACCCTGCGAAATGGCGTTTTGTAATTGTCTTGTTGCTATCTGCTGGATTATTCGCTGCATTGGTCATCTTTGACTCCAAAAATCAACAATCCCCAAAAAGACAGAATTCCAAATAAGCCCCATAGAGCGATTATAATTTCAAGGACAATAAAAGTATCGTTTCTTGTCTTTGCGTTGATTATAGCCTGCCTTTTCGCCCTAAATGGGCGATATATCAAAGTGAGCGCAGACGAATACTTCGATAAATTGATAAAAACGACAATCAAGATAGACAGATATAAGACGATAGAGTAGAAAAAAGGCAGTTGTCAAACTGTTGTACAGACATTCATAACTAATTGGGAAGCAGGACATTTTCGCTGCGGCGCAGGCTGCTATCGCACAGAGCAAGTAAGAGATTCCTTCAGGCATACAAGCCTGACGATACAATTGGAGCCGTCCCGGATTTCGGGGCGGCTTCTGTTATATTATGTAACCTTCAAAAAATTACTTGCATCATCTTAAGGAATCTTTTCGGTCTATATCTGTTTTCTCATCAGTCATGTGCCACCGGCACACTCCATCTTCGAAAACATATCTATCCTCGAAAATCTTCTCTTAATCTGAGGCAACTTATTTCTTTCATGTTACTATGTTGTTGCAGAATCATGACCGATTTTCAACTATGTGTATAGTTTTCGACCCTGTTATATTTTCGAGGATGTGAATATTTTTCGACCCTCTTGACATTTGTTGGTTTTGTTTTGCTGTCTATAATTTATTGTGTGTCAGTATATTATATGTATAGGCCGTCCGAATGCTCATGCCAAGACCCCCTTACGAACCAGCCTCTTGACATTCATTGGGTCGGCTAACTTTCTGATTGTCAATATGTAATACGGGACTGCCGTTGCCAAGAGGGTCGAAAATCAAAGGGCTCTTGTCCATACGATATGAATATCTCACAGGATCCGTGTTGACTTGTCCCGCAAGTGTAGTCACGTTTTCGAGAGACATCGTAATTTGCCGTGTTATCATTCACCTTTTTTGTTCAGGTCAATGCCATATTGGCGTGGTCAGTCACGGAAATAATTCATCGTCCAAACATGGCTGGCCGGTAGGGGCCGTCGGAGCGGCGTAGCCGCCCATGGCTTCGTGAATGGGAGGGGCCCGCCGCGGTAGCGGTGGGAAGGATAGCCCCAACGGGGCGTACCGCTCCG